GCTTCGCTCGATCAACCGACATGATTGTACTCCTCCATTTGTGCCAGCACGCGCAGCTCGATCTGCTGGTAGTCAGCTGCGATGGTCTTGCCCAGCTTCCTGCTCCAGAGCGTGGCATTGAAGCGACCGCCGGCGGAGTGCCCAGCCAAGCGCCCGGTGGGGCTAACTCGATCTGCCAGCCTCTCCAGCTCGGACAGCGCATCGTGCCGACCTAGGAACCACTTCAGGTAACGCCTCGCGCATGCAGTCTTGCTGTGATACGATGCGCTCTCCTTCCCGTCGGGATAGATGATGCCCCAGTCCCGCGGGTCCTTTGATGTGTCATGGCGCAAGCGCCATGCTCGCGTGATCCGCTCCTCGTAGACGCAGCCCGCGAGTGCAGCCATCGCAATGAGGCGCATCGTTCGCTGGAAGCGTTTTACCTTGATGTGCTTAGGCAGATGGCCCAACGCAGTACTCCTCCATGTATCTCTCCGCCATCAGCGCTGCAGTGTAGCGCGTGCTGCGCATCCCAATGCTGCGCCCGTTAGGGCTGACAACGCGATAGTTGCGAGCGCCAGTGCCGACGTTGATGCTGATGGGCTCGAAGCGCCATCCAGCCAGCACCATCTTCGCGATCGTGATCTCTTCCTGTGTGCTCATCGCGCCCACCATGGCGGAGAGCGAAGCTCCATAAGCGATACTGCATAGGACGCGGCAGCCTCACGTGTACTGTTCGTGCCCAGGTCCTCGCCGCTTGGGCTGTATAGCGTGACGAACCCGGTCGGTATTGCACCGAGCTTCGTCGTCTCTTCGACGATGGTGAAGCCAGCCAGCACCGCCATTGCGATGTCGCGCTCGCCCTTGAACAGGACAGCGTAGTCCCGTTCACGGCGCGCTGCGAAGCTGTGGGCGAAGAATGGCATCAGGTACCCCAGAACACATAGAGCAGCAGCACAGCTGCCGCCATGATGAGGATGCAGGGTGCGCCGAGCACAAGTGCGTGCTCGGCGGTGGTGAAGGGGGGCAGCTCAGACATCAGTTGGTTGCCTTCAGTTGGTGCTCCATGAATGCGAAGCCGACGTACTTGTCCTCTTCGCACAGATGCTTCACCTTGAGCAAGTAGGCATGCAGCTCGGGTGAGCCCTTGCCGTTGTCGATCATAGGCGCTTTGCACGAGACCAGCAAGGCGTGCTCGTGGTCCTTCCACTTCAGCTGACAGCCGCGCTGGCAGCACTTCGCACCGATGCGCTCGGCAGCGGTGATGGTGCGCTCATTGAGCACGCCACCACCAAAGTCGCTCGCATACTCCACGTGCTTCGGCCCGATCATGTAGGGGTGAGGCACGCCGATCGTGTCGATCACGGCGAAGTTGCCGTGCTCACTCTCGCCGTAGCGAGCCTTGAGCTTCTCTGTGTCAGCCAATGCAGCCTCCCGTGAGTTCTCGATAGGTGCCAACGACGGCGAGCACCGTGCCGCAGAGCGCCAGCACGCCAACCATCGTGCCGAGCGAGGCCATCATGAATTGCATGCTACGAGGCATGGGGCACAACCTCCAACCAGTAGCCCGGTGCGAACACGCGGACTGTTTCGGGATAGTTGTCGGGGATGTAGTTGCGGAACACAAGCGCCCCCTCGGTGATGCGGAAGTACTGCGCTGTCACCTTGACACGGCCCTTCTTGCCGTTGGGGTTGCGCACCACCACGCTGCAGACCTTGGTTCGAGCTTCCCTCACGAGGGCTCTCCCCATGCGATGTCAGGCAGCTTGACGCCGTCCACTTCGCGCCAGCCCTCGGGGTTGAGCTTGGCAGCGCCATGCTCGCGCATCGCAGTGACCATATAGGCCGGGATGCCGTGCGTCTCCCTGATCGGGGACATGTAGCGCTCGCAGTGCCCGCTTCGGGGGCACATGTCAGCAGGTGCGCAACCCACGCACTTCGCATCCTGCACGGTGAAGCCTTCCGCATCGTGCTGCGGTGTGGCAGTGAACTTAGCCTTGAAGGGATAGTTCATGTTGTGATCTCCTCAGATCGCTGAAGCGGTGTTGCTTCGCACTGTCCCGCCTTGCGGGGGGACAGGCCGAAACATCAGCTCAGTCGTTGTCGTAGTCGTCGTCGCCGTCGTCGTCGTCGTAGAACGCGGGGTGCAGCTCACGGTCGATCTTGCCTTCGATGAAGTTCTCGATGCGCTCGGCAACGAACAGCTCGCCCTCGGCATGGCGCGGTGTGCCGTCGTAGCACTCCGGGTCGAAGAAGTAGCGGGCATCCGCGGTGCTGATGTCGAAGAACAGCGCACCGCCGTCCCAGCCGGTCTGGCCGGCGTAGATCGGCATCATCGTGCCCTGGTGGTTGTCACGATGGGTCGGCAGGAAGGTGTAGCTCAGGCCCTGCTTCTGGAACTCAGGGTCGAGCGCAGCCAGCCCGAGTGCACATGCAAACGTGTTGCACGACATCTCGATCTTCTTCGTCTCGGGCCCCTTCATCTCGCGCCAGTTCGACAGGTCCACGGTGTCGTCGAACTCGAAGCCCTGAGCGATGCTCGCACATGGCGACGCCCAGACGCCCAGATCAAACTTGACGCCGGTAGGGTTGATAGCATCGGCCCGCAACAGGTTGGCCAGCTGCCTCAGTCTCTCAACGTTCATGGTCTCACTCCTCAGTGGTTGGGGGTTCAGATCAGTTCGAGCTGGTAGGGCTCGATCGTGGGCTCGACCATCTCGATGCCGCTCTTCAGCGTCACGCTGGTCGAGGTGTAGTCGGCCACAACGTCCCGCGGCCAGACAGTGCCGCCGCCGAACGCTTGTGTCCAGCGCTGGGCGAAGGTGTAGTCATCGAACACCTCCACCTTGGTACCTTCGAGGCTGCGCACGACCGCCAGCACATTGAACGACCATTTGGGTCGTTTGGCTGGTGTTACCGTGGCGGTAACCTGTTGGAACCCGGTGCGCATCGTGCTCACTCCCAGAGGAACGCTTCACGACGGCCAGCGAGGGTGCAGCCCTGCGCACAGCCCGGGTGGTCGCACAGCGTGGCGCAGCCCACGACGCCGGTGGGCGTTCGCCTGCCGAAGCCGACAGTCTTGCTCAGCGTGCCGGGCCTGCCGTGTGCAGACTGCTGCTCGAACGTGCGTTGACGATGGAACGCCTCAGCTGCAGCTGGATCGCGGCGGTAGAGTGCTCTGGTGAATGACGTCATTGTGGTGCTCCTCAGCAACCTGATCGGGCTCAAACACGCCGTCCTGTAGTGGAACGGGGCGCGGCCCGCAATCGCCGCGTCGGGCGGCCCTCGCGCGCGCAGAGCCATCGCCCGCGGGTGGTGGGAACATCGGCAGCCAACATCGGCAAAGCCTGCGCTTAGGAGGCAGTCCTGCCGGCCTGGACCGGATACGATCTGGTGGCAGACACACGGAGTTCCGGCGCTGCGAAGGCAGCGCCTCGCTGATAACGTCGCCGTGATCGTTCACGCTGCGTTCGTGTAATTGGCACGCTCAATCTAATTGGTCCACGATTTGTGGTATACAAGATGAACGGCTTGAGGGCCGGCAGAATTGCTGTGGCTGGAGGCCGCTCGACAGGTGTTGCAAAAATGTAATTGGTCTAATTGGTCCAATTGGCACGCCTTTTTCGGGGTACCCCACATGAAACGTCATTTAAACAAACCCTTAACGTGGACGTCATCTTTAAAAAGGGTAAACGCTGGTTTGGTCAATTTATGTCTATGTTTTTTCGACGCAAATTTTAAATCTATAGTGTTTACCTTGTTTTCTTGCCAATAGGCCAATTAGCCTGCCGAACGACCCATGCGCTCCCCGCGTTAAGGGTTTATTAGAATGACGTCTCATAGTCCACCACACCCCGTGAAAAAGCGTGCCAATTGACCAATTAACCCAATTCTCTTGCAAGATCAAAAGGTTAAATCGGTCCAAGAATTGACCAGTTAACTGGCACGCAATTGGTCCGGCGCCAGTAGCCTTGGGTATTAAACAAAGGGTAAACGTCGCTACCTAATTACCACATAGCCATGCGAACCACGCATAGCAAGGTACTACCTTGATACCTTCAAACGGGATTAGGAGCGAACTCTCCTGCCTGGGCAGGCCCACCCTTGCACCTTGCGAGCCCCTCGCGCGCCCGGATGTGAAGAACGCGCGTTGCCCCGAAGGGGCCGATCGGCGCCGTTTGCCCGACGCGGCGAGGGCAGTCGACCATCCCGGTTCGACGCCACACTGAGGAGTGTACCATGAACGTCAAAGGCGAGATCAAGGGCGATACGCTGGTTCTGACCATCGACATCAGCGCGAAGGCCAAGGAGCAGGCGCAGCCCTCCAAGTCGGGCAAGACGAAAGTGCTTGCCACCACGTCAGGCTTCACCGGTTTCGGTGACGTCAAGGTGAGCCTGAACGCCACCATCTAACGAGATCGCCCTTGCCCGACGCGGCAAGGGCACCTTCTCCCGCCCGTTCCTTGCATCCCCCGGGGTGCTTGGACCGGGCCCCCTTGTCTCGCTTCGCGAGACCGCAGCCCGGAATATATAGGGGGTAAAAAGGTATATTTACCTTTTGTTAAGGTGGGAAGGCCAAATTCCCCTCACGGTCGCATAGTGCGATCATGATTTACCGCCACGGTAATTTCTCTCCCACCCTGGAGCACTCAGGATGTCCGTCGAAAGCGATGCAAAAGATTTTCCGTTCACCCGCAACATGTACCGGGTCCCTCCCAGGCAATGGCGCAAATGGTCGATCGTCGCCCGCGGCACCTTCAACAAGACCTTCACCACCCTGCGCAAGGACATCGACCTTTACAGACCGAAGCCGGCGGCGCCGGTGTCGAAGAAGGACAACACGACGATGGCCTGGAACTGCGCTTGGCTCGCGGCCGACTGCGCCGACGCCACCCTCAAAGACATCGCGGAAGGATAGGCCATGCGCTTCCAACCTGACTGGTTCCCCATTGCCGCCTTCTACTTCGCGCTCGCGAACGCTGCCTTGGTGGCGGTCGCCGGCGCCGCGCTCGGGCTGGCCGATACCTTCGTCGACGACAAGAAGCTCGAACCGATCCGCTGCCGGGTGCTTGCCGTCGTGGTGACCGTCGTGGGCGCCAATGCCGCGGGAGCCGTCCTGCTTGGCGCGCTGCGGTGGGTGCTGTCCTAGGACAGCACCCTGCCGGACCTCAGCGTGGTGGGTCTGGGCTTGATGGCTCATTCTCGGGAGGTAGGGCCATTTGGCGCTGCTCCTTTCGGTTGGGGGTCGCCCTCGGGGGGCACCGGGGCAACCGCCCGTGCCGTAAACTGTTCGTTCAAGAGTTTGTGACCACGCTACCTTGAGATCGAGGCTGGACCCCAATGCGGAACCTTGTCACCGAATACGCCACGGGCCAGCTGATCGCCGGCGCCATCATCCTCGTGCTCGCGCTGCTCTGGGACAACTACGACCAGCAGAAGCGTCGGCACGGCCGCGGCCCCTGGAAGGACCAGTAAGTCCTCGTTAACGCGCGCGTGCTTTATTTCTCGCGGGCCCGCCGGCCGCGTCGCTTCGCCGTTCCGGCACCAAGCGACACCGTTGGGGGTGTGCTGGCGGGCCTACTTCACGTCTCCGTGACGGCGCCGTCACCTACCCATCACAAGGTGTTGATCAATGATGCTCGCGATCGTCCTGACCTGGAGCCTCACGAACGCGTGTCCACTGGTCAACCACTATCGTGGCCAGGGCTATAGCGACGCGCAGATCGAGGAGGGCGCGCGATCACGCGGTGCTCCCGAGTGGTTGATCCGGATCGCCAAGCGCCGCTGCGCGAAGCCGTTGACATCGCGTTAAGGTTCGTGCCTATTACCCGGACGGCATGGCTGCGCGCGACAGGTTCGAGCAAAGACGCTGTGGTTACCGGGGGGCTGAAGCCACAGGCTCCCCACGCATTCGGAGCCCAGCATGAACGCGATCGCAGCCGTCGAGCCCGCCCCATCCCCCACCGCCATCGCCGTCCGCCTCGCTGACGAAGGCATCCCAGTACGCGCCATCGCTCGATCGCTGCACATCCCCTCAGCTGACCTATACGAACTCTTCAAGGAAGCAGTCCAGGCCGGTACCATCCTCGAACTGCCGAAGGACGACTGGCCACCCGGCACAACGCGACACCAGCGCAGTCCCTTCAACGGCTCACCGCTCGAAGATGACAACGCCCTCAAATGCGCCTGTGCCCGCTTCTTCAAATGCTCGCCGCTCGAAGCTGTCATGCTCGCCGCGATGCTGAAGCGGAACGAAGTCACCAAGCAACAACTCCACCACGTCATCGAACAGAACCGGCCCGGCGATCCCGCGCGCGACGAGACCGACGTCAAGATGGTCGACGTCATGATCTGCAAGCTGCGCAAGAAGCTCAAGCCCCACGACATTCACATCGAGACCATGTGGGGGCTCGGCTATCTGATCTCCGCCCGCTCCCGCGACATCGCGATCGGGCTTCTCTCCAGCAGCGCGGACCCCGCCAATGTCTGACCCCGTGCTCGACGAAGACTTCATCCTGCGCCTGCTCAGCGCTCCCGCCGACGGCAGCACCGAGTTCATCGAAGCGACCCAGGCCGGCGCCGTCCAGGCGCTCGCGGATGTCTACGACCGCAGCGTCGTGCGCGACCAGTTCACCGGCGCGGCCGCGGCCTGCGTAGGGCTCTATGCGCAGTGCGCCAAGCTCTGGCTGCTCAACAACATCAATCAGGTCTACATCAACGGCGTGCTCGACCAGAACGCGTTCGACAAGGCGCGCGAGGGGATCACCGCGCTGGTCCAGAAGCAGGCCCAGGAAGTCGCCTCGCTCGTGCAGCAGCTGCGGCAGTGTCCGACCAGCAAGGACAAAGTCCATTGACCGAGATCATCGACACAGGCTTTGGCGACGTGCTCGCCGGCGAGGTCTATGACCCCGACGGGCCTGTTACCGCCACGGTAATTCCGGACCCAGCGCCGCCTGAACCCGAAGCTCTCCCTCCTGGGGGGTTGACGCCTGCTGGCGTTCAGGCGGCGAAGGCGCTCGTCCAGCTGCCGGCGCTGACATGGCCCGAGCTGGCGAAGCTGGCCCGCGAGCTGGCGATGGACATCAAGGAAGAGGCGGTCATCCTCAAGGAGTTCAAACTTGACAACGCGCAGTTCGAGTTCCTCAAGGTCCACAACGACTTCTTCCGCGAAACGTTCGCCGCCGCCTGCAAAGAGTGGCACGCCCCACTATCAACTCAAGATAGAATTAAAGTCGAGGCCGCCGCTATCCTCGAAGACAGTCTACTCGGTCTCGGCGCGCGTATGCAGAACAAGGGCGAAGGGCTCCCAGGCGTCATCGAAGCTGCTAAGCTCTTTGCAAAAATCGCCGACGTTGGTGAGCGAAAAGACGGCGCGGCTGCTCCAGGCGAACGCTTCTCTATTAACATTGACCTTGGCGCAGACCAGAAAATTACCGTCACGGCAAATGCGCCTCAAAGTCTACCTCCTCAACCTGCTGTCGGTCGCGCGCTACTCCCGGACGGATAAACGCAAGGCCAGCTGGGCCCGCTTCGGCCGATCGCCGAAGGGCCGCGAGGTGCAGTTTCGCTACCGGCAGACACCGCTGAGCCGCGAGGCCAACCGGAGATACGATAAGGGCCCATTAGGGCAAGCAAGGTACCGTCGCGCAGAGAGAACGCCCGCTGGGGTTGATCGACGCTGGAGACGTAAACGACGTCGCAAGGAGAGACTAGATGGCCACGCCACGTAAGAGCACCCAGGACCAACTCAACGATGCGCTCTCGATCATCCGGGAGAAGAACCGCATCTTGACCGAGAACAAGAAGCAGATCGAGGCCCTCACCAAGGACACCGACGATGCGAAAACCATCCGCGAGAACATCTACAAGATCGCAGCTTACGATCCTGAACCCCCGGAATGGACAGTACGTGAAGGTCGAGCTGGCGCCCGAGGAGTGCCGGCAACTATTTGGAGCGACTTCCACTACGGCGAAGTCGTCCGCATGCCCGGCATCAACACTTATGACAAGCGTGTTGCTGCGCGCCGCATCAAGCACCTCGCCGAGACCACCGTCGACCTCGCCTTCAACCACATGGGCCGCGCGCGCATCAGCTATCCGGGCTGCGTTGTCGCGCTGGGCGGCGACATGCTGGGCGGCGATATCCACGAAGAGCTGATGAAGACCAACGACCGCACCACGCAGCAGTCGATCGAGGACCTCACGGACCTGATCTGCGGTGGGCTCGAACTGATGGCGACCAGCTTCGGGAAGCTCTTCGTGCCGTGCGTCGTCGGCAACCACGGCCGCTCCACCAAGAAGATGCAGATGAAGCAGCGCGTCTTCACCTCGCACGAGTGGAACGTCTACTGCAACGTCGCGCGCCACTTCAGGAAGAGCAAGCATGTCCAGTTCGCGATCCCAGAAACTGCAGACTGCGCGTTTAACATCTTTGGCCATCGCTATCTACTCACTCACGGCGACAGCCTCGGCACTAAGGGCGGCGATGGCATCATTGGAGCGCTGGGCCCGATCATGCGCGGCACGCTCAAGACGCATCGCTCTGAAGCCCAGATCGGGCGCGACTTCGACACTCTTCTTATTGGCCATTGGCATCAGTACATCACTCTCCCTGGGCTCATCGTCAACAACTCGCTTAAAGGTTATGACGAGTATGCTCATCTGGTTCTGCGGGCACCATTTTCGCGACCTTCGCAGGCGCTGTGGTTCACGCATCCGGAGCATGGCATCACGGCTCACTGGCAGGTCTACCTGGAGAAGCAGCTCCAGCCACTGGCGCAGGCGCAACCTTGGGTGAGCTGGCAGGACTTCGCGGACAGCCGCAAGGACAACATCACTCATGCTTGACCTGTATATCTGCAACGACTGCGGTGAGGTGAAGGAGCATCCGTCAATGCTCCGCTCCATCCCTTGGTGTGAGGCGTGCGAGAAGCCCATGCTCCGCGTGCCCGACAACGACGAGGGTGAAGATGCCTGACCTCAATTACGCAGCGCCGCCGACCTGCGCTCGCTTCATGAAGAGCGAGGCGTTCGGCCGCCTGATCGCCGGGCCTGTCGGCTCCGGCAAGACCACCGCTGCCGTCATCGAGCTGCTGCGCCGATCGCTCGGGCAGTCGCGCGCTGCCGACGGCTATCGCTACACGCGGCACGCCGTCGTGCGCCAGACCCTGAAGCAATTGAAGGACACCGTGCTCAAGGACTGCCAAAGCTGGCTCGGCAGCCTCGGGTATTGGAAGGTGTCCGAGAACACGTTCCACGTGGAGTTCGACGATGTGCGATCCGAGTGGGTGTTTATCCCTCTGGAGAATTCTGAGGACCAAGCCCGGCTGCTGTCCATGCAGCTCACTGGAGCGTGGCTCTCGGAATGTATTGAGATGGACCTGGACGTTGTTGCTCCTATCTCTGGTCGCTTGGGCCGCTATCCCTCCGGCGCTCAGGGTACGCCGTCATGGCACGGCTTCATCGCCGACACGAACTTCCCGACCGAGATGACGCCGTGGCACACGTACATGGAGAACCCTCCGATGGACGTGCAGATTTTTAAGCAGCCCTCCGGGCTTGCCTTCGACGCCGAGAACCTGAACTGGCTGGTGCAGAATGAAGACACCATCAAGCTGCCCATTGATCACCCGGCACGCCTTGCGCAGGGCCGAAAGTATTATGAGCGCTTCGTTGAGATGTACGGTGAGGACAGCGACTGGGTCCGCCGATATGTCAAGGCTGAGTATGGCGATGATCCGTCTGGCGCGGCAGTTTTCAAAAACACATTCAAGTCCGACTTCCACATTGTCCAGGACACTCTGCTTATTCCCGGATACCCCCTCCTCATCGGACAGGACTTCGGCCGCAACCCGTGGTCGCTGATCTGTCAGATGGATCACATGGGGCGCCTGATCGTGCATCAGGAAGTCCCGGGCACCAACGTCGGCCTGGAGAAGCACGTCGAGCAGAACCTGCGGCCGGTGCTCTACTCGAACCGGTTCATCGGCTACAAGGTCTGCTGCGTCGGCGATCCGAGCGGCGTGGCGAAGGGCTCCATCGGCGAGGAGAGCTGCATCGACGCGCTCCAGCGCATGGGCTTGCCGGCGTTCCCGGCGCCGACCAACGACATCGAGCCGCGGCTGCGCGCCGTCGAGCATCTGCTGGGGCGTCAGACCAACGGCGGGCCGAGCCTGATCATCTCACGCACCGGCGCACCGCACCTCTGCCGCGCCATGTCGGGCGGCTATCGCTTCACGAAATTCAAGTCGGGGGCGCTCAAGACCGTGCCCGAGAAGAACGACAAGGAAGGGTTCTCACATGTCGCCGACGATCTTCAGTATGTTGCTCTTGTCGTGCATGGTGGCATTGTGCCTGAGATCACGCGCCGGCTCCGCCCGCGCACGAAGAAACGTGGTGCCGTTTCAGCGAATGGATGGACCTAAGGCGCATCCGGCCCGTCGTCGAGAGGATCGAGCCCCCGCAGAGGCGCCCGGTGACGTGCTTCTAGCATCATCACCCGAGCCTTCATCCGCGCAATTTTACGGATGCGCCGAGTGGCCACCCAACGTTGTACGGTTGCACTCTCGTAAATCTGGATCAGGTACCACAGACCGCCCATCGCCGCGGCGATAGCCGGCAGCCACCCCATCGCGGTGGACACGATTGCGCCGGCCGAAAAGATGTTTCCGACCCACTGGTTGATGGTGCTGCTGACGTTCTGTTCCACTGACCCGCACTCCCGTTTGAGGCCTCCAGTGATGCCAGCAAGAGGTTAACGTTTCCGTCGTTAAGGAGTTTTTAGGGCCAGCCATGCGAGGGCGTTATGGGAACCCGCGCGAGTAGAATATCCAATGGCAGACCTCGGACAAAACGGCGTCATCCAGTTCACCGGTCCAGCCGAACTGGAGAAGCAGCTGGCAGAAGCTGCGTCGCAGAAAGCCGCGGCCGCGCAGGCGGCGACGATGTCCGCGCAGCCCGCCTACCCGCAGCTCGCCGGCTACGTCAAAGGCCAGTTCGAGATTTTCCGGAACCACCGCAACACGCAGGCCGGCTGGAGCAACCGCATGCTCGCCGCGTTGCGCTCATTCAACGGCCAGTATGATCCGACCAAGCTCGCTGACATCACCAAGCAGGGCGGCTCGACCGTCTTCGCCCGGCTGATCGCGCAGAAGTGCCGCGCCGCGACGTCGCTGCTCCGCGACATCTACCTGGGGCAGGACATCCCGTGGTCGTTGCAGCCCGAGAAGAACCCCGAGGTGCCGCCCGAGATCATCGCCAAGATCGAGGCGCTGGTCAAAGCGGAGGCCATGCAGGTCGCCCAGAAGCTGGGTCAGCCGCCGTCGCCCGGCGATCTGTCCGAGCGCAAGCGCATGCTCATGGAGCAGGCCACCGACGCGGCCAAGCGCAAGGCCACCGATCAGGCCCGCACGAGCGGCGACAAAATCCAGGACATGCTGAACAAGGGCGGCTACTATCACGCGCTCGCCGAGTTCCTCGTGGACCTTACCATCTTCCCGTTCGCCTGCATCAAGGGTCCCGTCGTCAAGGTGATCCCGTCGGTGCAGTGGCCGCCCGGAGGCGGACAGCCGTCGATCAAGCAGACCCCGACGCTGACCTGGAACCGGGTCAGTCCGTTCGACCTGTGGTTCACGCCCGGCGTCGCGGACATCGAAAACGCAAATGTGATCGAGAAGCTGCGCGTCACTCGCGCCGAGCTGAACGATCTGCTCGACCTGCCCGGCTACAACACCGCCGAGATCAGGGCTGTGCTCGATGAGTATGGCCGCGGCGGTCTCTACGACAACTGGGACACCACCGACGCCGAGCGCAGCGTGCTGGAGAACCGGGAGAACCCGGCCTGGAACCGCTCCGGCATGATCTCGATGATGGAGTTCAACGGCAATGTTCAGGGCCGCATTCTGCAGGATTATGGAATGCCTGTTCCCGACGAGCTGCGCGATTACCACGTGCAGGTATGGGTCGTCGGAAGCCACGTCATCAAGTGTCACATGTCGCCTTCACCGCGACAGCGCCACCCTTATTTTATTACTTCGTTCGAGAAGGTGCCGGGGACACCAGTAGGCAACGGCCTCACCGATCTGCTCACCGATCTCCAGGAGAGCGCGAACGCAACGCTGCGCGCGCTGATCAACAACATTGCCATCGCTTCGGGCCCCCAGGTCGTCGTCAATGACGACATGCTGGCGCCGGAGGAAAACGGCGAGGACATGTACCCATGGAAGCGTTGGCACGTCCGGAACGATCCGATGACCAGCTCGGGCAAGCAGCCCATCAGCTTCTTCATGCCGGCCTCGAACGCGCAGCAGCTGATCGCGGTCTATCAGGAGTTTGTCTCGATTGCCGACGACGTCTCAGCCATCCCGAAGTATGTCGGTGGCTCCGGTGGCGGCGGCGCGGGTCGAACTGCGTCCGGCCTCGCGATGCTGATGGGCAACGCGTCGAAGATTTTGCAGACGGTGTCGGCGAACATTGACCGCGACATCATCGAAGGCTCGATGCTGCAGCTGCAGGACCTGCTCCTCCTCACCGATGAGAGCGGACTGCTGACCGGCAACGAGCGCCTGACCGTGCAGGGTGTCAACGTCGCGATCCAGCGCGAGACGCTCCGCCAGCGCCAGATCGAGTTCCTGACCGCGACCAACAACCCGACCGACCAGAAGATCATGGGCATCAAGGGGCGCTCCGTGATCCTGCGCTCGGTCTCGACCACGATCGGCATGCCCGGCGAGGAGATCGTCCCGCCCGAGGATATGATTGACCGCATGGTCGAAGCCGACAAGAAGGCGGCCGCCTCCGGCCAGGGTGCGATCGACCAAGCCGTCCAGAAGGCGGTGGCGCAGGGCGTCGAGAGCGGTGTCAAGAAGATCACCAGCCAGCTCACCGAAGGTGCGCTCGCTGCTCGCGCGCAGATGCCGGACGGCTATCCGGAACGCCCGGGCATGCAGCAGCAGAACCCCGGCGGCACGTCGACCACCAACAACCCGGACATGGACCTGGGTGGACAACACCCGCAGGATGGCACCGAGGAACGCGCCAAGCAGGCCCAGGGCTCGCAGCCCAGCCAGCTGTCGAATAGCATGGGGCCGCAGACCCACCTCACCGGCGTCCAGCCTGGGTCCGGCGCGAAGCCGGTTAGCGGAGGCGTCGGATGAAGTCGGTATTTGTCCTCGACGGACCCACGGGCCCGACCGGCCTGTTCAAGAACGTCAACATCCTGTCGACCGGCCCGACCGGCATCGACTACGGCCGCTTTCCCACGTTCGCCCAGATCACTGGCCCGACCGGCGCCAGCGGCCCGACCGGGACGTTCGCCACGGTCTGCTTCGCGGGTACCGGGATCGCTGGGCTGCCGACGATCATCATTGACGGCTACGGTGGCGGCGCGCTGCCGCCCGTCGTGCTCAGCATCGACCCCACCGGCGGCACGACTGCCGGCGGCACGTCCGTCACCATCACGGGCGAGAACTTCACCGGCGCCACGGCAGTGACCATCGGCGGCAGCGCCGCGACCGGCATCACCGTGGTGAACGACACCACCATCACTGCGACGTCCCCCGCCCACGCTGCGGGCGCGACCGACGTCGTCGTCACGACCCCGGCCGGCTCCGGCACGGGCACGGGCCTGTTCACCTACGCGGCACCGCCATCGACCTGGAACTCTGCGGACAAGACGACGGGCTCGACGCTGACGAACTCCGACCTCACCTTCAACGGTGGCGGCGCGGGCAACTACGGCTGCCGCGGCACGCTGTCCCACACCACGGGCAAGTACTATTTCGAGTTTCCGACCGTCCTGTTCAACAACAACGGCGCCTGCGGCGTCGGTAACTCCAGCTACACCCTGAACGACAATTCGCAGGCGAACTCGATGACCGTCCTCAACTGGGGCGGCATCGCCAACGGCGGCGGCAACATGGGTAGCGTGCCCTCAGGCAAGGTGGTCGGTGTCGCGATCGACCTCGACGCGCGCCTGATGTGGTTCAGGTACGATGCAGGCAACTGGAACGCCAGCGGCACGGCCAACCCGGCCACCGGCACCGGCGGCATCGCGATCACGTCGTCCGTCGGCGGTGCGACCGCGATCTTCCCGCTGGCCTTCGTCCAGAACACCGGCAACGTCACGATCGACACCGCGGCGCCGTTCGTCAACGCCGCTCCGTCCGGCTTCAACCCCTGGGGTTAAGGGGTTGGTAGGGATTGAACGATAGACCCGGAACATGTTCGGCGTTTTGCCGAGGTCCAGTTACTGGCAGGGGACGACCAAATGCCCATTCTCAGCTCGCGCAATTACGATCGCAACACTCTCGGCCGCGTCCTCAAGGAAGTGGTCGACGCCATCAATTCAGGTTCGGTCGGCGGCCCCACGGGCGCTGCCGGCGTAACCGGCCCGACCGGCTCATCGACCGGCGCGCGAGGCAACACCGGACCCACCGGCGTCACTGGAGCAACCGGCCCGACGGGCTATGTGGTTGGCCCGGATGGCGCGCAGGGTGCGACTGGCAACACCGGCCCGACTGGACCGGGCCCGACGGGTCCCGCAGGTCCGTTCGGCGCAACCGGCCCGAGCCCTGGAGCCACGGGTGCGACCGGTCCCACGGGCCTCGGACGTACAGGCCCGACCGGCGCGCGCGGAGCCACGGGTGCGACCGGCAACACCGGACCGACCGGCACCATCGCCAAGATCATCATCCCGCCGACCTCCGACCCGCACGTCAACGGGCAGGTTTGGAATAACAGCGGCGTGCTCACCGTCTCGGCTGGTTAAGGGGAACGCACATGACCAACGTTCCTCCGATCATCCCTGATCCCGATCTGCCGGAGACCTATGACGACAACCGCATTCCGGCTGTCCTCAAGCTCGCGGTCGATCTCGTCAACACGAAGAACATCCCGGGCTATCAGGGATCGACTGGTGCAACCGGACCCACCGGCAGCAACCCGGCGTCGACCGGACCGACGGGCTCCACCGGCGCAACGGGCAACCGCGGCGCGATGGGACCCGGCGTCACCGGACCCACCGGCTATCGCGGCCGCACCGGTCCGACCGGCAACACCGGCCGCGGCGCTACGGGCCGCACCGGCGACACCGGACCGACAGGCGGATCAACAGGTCGTGATGGCCCCACCGGCGCGCAGTCCGCGACCGGCGCCACCGGACCCTCTGGCACGACTGGACAACGCGGTATCGTGGGTGCACCTGGACCGGTCGAGGACAACGTGTGGTCCCCGCCGACGGAGAACCCGCAGATCAACGGCGCCGTCTGGCGACTGCCCGGCTGCACCGGCGCAAACTGCTTGCGTATCTCGAACGGCTGATCTAGCGTCATAACCCTGAACCCCAACTCAGGACGCCTGCCATGAAGCCATCGCTCTGCTTGAACATGATTGTCAAGAACGAGGCCGCGCGCATTGACCGCTGCCTTCTGTCTGTCCTGCCCTACGTCAAGTCAGTGGTGATCCTCGATACCGGATCGACCGACGACACCATCAACAAGATCAAACGCCTGTGCCAGGACGACGGCGTGCCCTACGAGATCGTCGTCGGCACGTTCGAGAATTTCTCCCAGGCGCGCAACGATGCGTTCGAGCTGGCGCAGAACCGCAACGGCAAGGGCCAGCTGCAGTGGTGCCAGTTTGCGCTGATGATGGACGCTGACATGGAGCTTGTTGTCGAGGACCCCAAGGTCTTCCATCGGCTCTCCGGCGCCGACGCCTCCTACGACATGATCCAGAAGGGTGGCGTGGTGAGCTACGCCAACCGCCGCGTCGTCAACCTGACCTGGGGCAAGCCGCCCTACGTCGGCGTCACCCACGAATACATCGACATTCCCTCGCAGGGCATGATCAAGGGCGCACACTTCATCGACCACGCCGACGGCGCCAACCGTGCCGATAAATTCGAGCGCGACGTGACACTGCTCGAAGAAGGCCTTAGGAGCGAACCCAACAACGGGCGCTACTGGTATTACCTCGGCAACAGCTATCGCGACTGGGGTCGGCCGATCGAGGCCATCGCCGCCTACCAGCGCCGTGTCGACCTCGGCGGCTGGGATGAAGAGACCCACAGCGCCATGATGGGGATCGCCGGCTGTTGGAAGGACCGCGGGCTCGACAGCGCCTACGTCTCCGGCCTGAACGATGCCTTCAACTTCCGACCAACCCGGGCGGAGCCACTCTACGACCTCGCGAAGCATTATCGCGAGAAGGGCATGAACAGCATTGCCAACCTCTATGCCAAGCACGGCATGAACATCCCGAGACCCAATGACCTCCTCTTTGTCAACGATTTTGTTTATAGCCACGGCCTGCGCTACGAGTATTCGGTCACGGGATACTATGAGCCTAAAGAGCGCAATTGCGCGTTCCAGGTTACGGATGATCTCGCGCTCGATCCAACGTGCAACGCGGAAGTCCGCGCGAGCGCGCGGTCGAACCTCTTCTGGTACACTCTGCCGCTGAGCCATTATTGCCCGTCGTTCAAGGGCAAGCGCCTCGACTTCGTCGCGCCGGAAGGCTACACGGCGATGAACCCAGCGGTCGAGCAGTTCGCCGACCACGTCTACTGCAACATCCGCTGTGTCAACTACACGATCGACGAGCACGGCCGCTATATGATCGGCGAGCAGCAGTGCGGCGATGCACCGATCGTCACCCGCAACTTCATTGTAAAACTCGACGACAACCTGAATGTCTACAAGTCGAGCGAGCTGCTCTGGAGCCGGCCCGAGCCCGCCTGGGACATGGTCATCGGGCTGGAGGACGTCCGGCTCTGGCACTACAACGGCCAGCTTCACTTCAACGCCTGCGTCCGCGAGCTGAGCTACGAGGGGACCTGCCAGCAGGTCATCGGCTCGGTGAGCTACAATCTCGACACCCCCACCATGAGCGTTGACCGCTGGCGGGTTGTGGACATGGGTTCGGTCAACGAGAAGAACTGGATGCACTTCCACGACCAGCGCTTCATCTATCGGCTGGACACCATCATCACTCCGTTCGCCGGGCTCGATCGCGCGCTGCCGCGTCAGACCCCCGTCGAGAAGTTCGACATCAAGGTGGCAGCTGACCAGATCAGCGGCTCGTCGCAGTTGATCCCGTTCAAGGCGGGCTACCTCGCCGTGGTGCACGAAGCAGCCAACGACCCCACCAACAACAAGCGCACGTACTGGCATCGCTTCGCGTGGTTCGATGGCGAGGGCCGTCTGTTCCGGCTCAGCCTGCCGTTCGTGTTCTATGAGCGCCAGATCGAGTTCTGCGCTGGCCTCGCCAAGCATCCCAACGGCGACGATCTGATCTTGTCGTTCGGTGTCCGCGATGCGGAAGCCCACGTGGCGACCGTGTCAATCGAAGAAGTCTCACGCATGATCTGGAAATTCCATGAAGGTTAAACTCGTCACCGGCTACGTACCCATCCCCGGACACCCCCGCAGCGCCGTCGAGTACGGCGAGCTGGGGGAGAAGCTGAGCGGGGTCCCCGTTCAGAAGAAGGCCTTCTACATGCACCCGAAGGACCTGTGGCTGACGAAGTACATCAACACGCTTCCGTTCACGCCGAAGTCGTCGGAGCACGACAACCCCAGCAAGAACTCGCTGGTGTATCACTGCGTCAACCACCAGAAGACATCGTGGCTGGTGCAGGCTGCGGACGAAGACCCCGACGCCGACGTGCTGGTGTGGGTCGACTACGGCATCTTCCGCCTGCCCGGGGTCAACAACCAAGCCATCTACGAGTTCATGGAGAAGCTCGATGACAAGGCGATCTACGCGCCCGGCTGCTGGCAAGAGCGTCCTGTCGCTATTGAGAGTGCCTATCCGTGCTGGAGATTTTGTGGCTCCGTCCTCGCCGTTCCGCGCAAGCTGGTTGACCAGCTCGACTTCGAGTGCCGTGTCGCGGCGCGCAAGCATATCTCGTCGACGAAGAACGTCGAGTGGGAAGTGAACACCTGGGCCCGTGTCGAGGCGCAGCACAAGCTGCCCTTCCACTGGTACAAGGCCGATCACAACGTTTCAATGTTTGACAACCTGGAGCTACGCTGATGGACACCTATCTCGAAAGCCTATTCACCAAATACGGTACCGACAAAGGCATCTGGGGCTACACCGCCGCCTACGAAAAATATCTGGAGCAGAAGCGCTTCGACGTGAAGCGTGTGCTGGAGATCGGCATCTGCGGCTTCCGCGACATCCCCAACAACGTCGTCGGCGCCAGCCTGTTCGCATGGCGGGACTATTTCCCGAACGCGGCGATCTTCGGCATCGACTACGACAACCGCTTCATCTTCAACGACCAGCAGAGCATCCGGACGGCGCAGTGCGACGCCTACAACAGCGGACAGCTGCACGAGGTGATCGAGCGGTTCGGCGGCGACTTCGACCTGATCGTTGACGACGCCGTGCACGATCCGCTGCCGCAGCTCAACCTGCTGTGCGATCTGTTCCCCTACCTGAAGCGCGACGGCGTCTACGCGGTCGAGGACGTCTGCCCCTACAAGGTGCCGAACAACGATCTGATCCACATGTATCGCCACTTCCCGCAGGGCGTGCAGATCGAGGAGTTCACGACGCACAAGGCCGAGCGCCTGCTGATGGTCAAGCGTTAAGGGGTTTTTAATCCCCACGCGCTTAGGTGAACGCGACCAAGGTTCCCAAGGAGACTTTCCAATGGCCGCGTTCACCAAAAAGACCGAGAGCAACGTCGAGTTCGCCAAAGGTGGCAAGACCCACATGTTCGGTGAGCAGGCCGCTGGCCCGCAGGCCGCGGGCACGACCGACAAGGGCTCCGGCTCCGCACCGGGCGACAAGTTCGCCAAGGGTGGCTCCGGCAAGATGTTCGGCTATTCAGGCGCCATGCCCGCCCAGGCCGGCATTACCAGCGCCCGATAATGGCACGCGGTATCAGCTCACGCGGCCCGGGTAAACCGGCGGCTGTCCCCAGCTCGGGCGGACCGTCGCGCGTCGGGCCATCTGGTGCGGCTCCCAAGCCTCACCTCAAGAACACTCGGGACTATGGCAAGAAGGAACGCGGGTTCGACACGCCCCCGCCGATCTCTCCGTTCGGTCCCGGTGACAGCAGCGGTCGCCTCGGAGGCATCTGATGTTCAAGAAAGACATGACCCCCCTCGCCCCGCATTCCCGTAAGGGCACCCTGGACAACGCGCCGAACAAAGGCTCGTCCCAGCGCACCCTGCCCGCAGCCGCCACCGGTGGTGGCCCCGCGAGTTTTCAGTCCTACGGCAAAGCCACCCCCATGGCACAGCCCCAGCGACCTGCTCCCGCCCCTGATGGGCTCGGTTCCGGCCATTGGAGCGGAAACGGTATCGCTTGAAGTCCTTTAGCCCGAGCAACATCCTAGCCCAATACGCGCACCGCCTGCAGATCGCCGCTCCGAAAGAGTATGACGAGTTCTGTCAGGTGTTCGACGCCTACGCGACCGAAGTTACCGTGGCGGTAACGAGCGCCGATCAATCCGAAATCCTCAACGCACAGGGTCGGGCGCAGGCATTCCTGCACCTGCTCAAGTTGCTTCGCCATCCCGCCGGCCATTCCGCACCCCCCACCGCACAAGGACAGCCCTGATGTCAGCCAACGAAGGTCTCAAGCAGATCACCAATCCCACCCCCGCCTCGATCGACCCGAACGTGCGCATCCCCGATCACGTCGCCGCCGGCGCGTCGGCTGCCGAGGAGCTGCATCGCCAGTATTACCCGCGCGACGACAACCAGCCGCCCGCGCCGAAGAAGGAGGACCTGCCGCAGCCGCCCCCGCCCGCGCCGGTCAACCAGCCGTCCCAGGCCCAGCTCGATGCCCAGGCTGCCGAGGCCGAAGCCGCGCGCGCCGCACAGGCCCAGAACTTCGTCGCGCAGCAGGGCGACCAACAGCACCCCGCGCCGTCGGCGGCCGACCAGAACGTCACCGCCGAGGAATGGCGCCACCGCTTCCTGTCGATGCAGGGACGCTTCCAGGCCAAGGTGCGGGAATGCGCCGGCATGGAGGAACAGATGCGCCAGCTCGGGCAGGAGCTGGTCTCCACCCAGAACCTGCTGCAGAACCAGCAGGCGCCGACGCAAGAACAAATTCGTGCTCGCGGGGGTGATCACGGTAACTTGATCACCGAAGCCGACCGGGAGGCCTACGGCGATGAGCTGATCGACCTCGCACGCCGCGCCGCGCGCGAGAGCGTGACCCCCGAACTCGAACAATTGCGGGCGCAGAACCAGCAATTGACGCAGCGCGTGCAGTCGACGAGCAAGCGCGAACTCTTCCAGGTTCTCGATCGTGACATCCCCAACTGGCGGCAGATCAACACCTCCGTCCAGTTCAAGTCGTGGCTGCGTTTACCGAACGTTTACACTGGTCAGCTACGAGGGAACATGTTGAAGGCGGCAGTCGACGGCGCAAATGCCCCGCAGACGATCGCGCTCTTCAAGGACTTTATTGCGGAAGCACACGCCACGGGCATGCAAGCTCCGGCGCAACAGCTCGAACAGCAGGACCCCGGTCCCGCTCCTCGACACGCTGCTGTGAACCTGGAGACCCTCGCAGCCCCCGGCAGGGCTAGGCCGGCATCGGGAGACACCCAGGTGCCCAGCGAAAAGCCGATCTACACCCGCGCCCAAATCTCCAAGTTCTATGATGACAGCCGCAAAGGCGTCTATGCCGGCCGCGAAGCCGAGTACAGACAAATCGAAGCTGATCTTCAGGCGGCACAGAGAGAAGGGCGTATCCGATAACCCGGGGCTTACGAGCCCCACAGATTGGGGCTTTCAGCCATGCCCATTCCCTCAGCAGGTTTTCCCGGCGCAACGTCGGGCTCTTCGCCAGCCATCTACCCGGTAGGTAGCTCGGGCAACTCCCTCCAGACCACGGGCTTCATCCCGGAAATCTGGTCGGGCAAGCTCGTCGAGAAGTTCTACGCGAGCACCGTGCTCGCCGCGATCTCGAATACCGACTACGAAGGCGAGATCAAGAACAAGGGCGATCGTGTCAAAATCCGCACGAAGCCGACGATCACCATCCACGACTACAAGTCCGACGGCCTGCTCGGCCTCGACCGCCCGACCGGCGGCACCGTCGAGCTGTACATCGGCAACGGCAAGTACTTCTCGCTGATCCTCGACGACGTGATGGAAATTCAGAGCGATCTGAACGTCCTCTCCATGTGGTCGGACGACGCGGCGCAGCAGCTGAAGATCACGGTCGACAGCGATGTGCTCGATGGTATCGTCAACCAGATGGTCGCGGCCAACCGCGGCATCTCGGCGGGCGCCATCACGGGCAACATCAACCTCGGTGTCAAGGGTACCCCGCTCAGCGTGGTCTCCAAGAACCCGGGCGTCGGCGACATCGAACTCCTGGACGTGCTGATGCGCATGGGTCAGGTGCTCGACGAACAGAACATTCCGGAAGTCGGCCGCTGGGTCGTCATGCCGTCGTGGGCTGGCCGGATGATCAAACAGTCCGAACTGCGTCAGGCATACCTGTCGGGTGACAGCGTCTCGATGCTGCGCAACGGCCGGCTGGGCATGGTGGATCGGTTCACGATCTACATCTCCAACCTGCTGCCGAACAACAGCACCGACGCCGCCAACTTCGACGCCGGCGAGTGGCCGATCTTCGCGGGCCATGCCCACGGACTGACCTTCGCCTCGCAGATCAGCAAGGTGGAGACCCTGCGGTCGGAGCTGACCTTCGGTCAAATCCTCCGCGGCCTTCAGGTCTACGGCTATCAGGTCGTCGACGGCAAGGCGCTGGTCCAGGCGCAGGTGACCCCGAACAGCTAAGCGCTGCTCGGTCTGTAAACCAAAGATTAAGGCCCCCGCGGGTAATGCTGCGGGGGCTTTTCTTTGGCGGGTCCGTCCATGTCCTCAGCGCTCGACACCATCAACGACTACATCGACGACGGGCGCGTCCTCCTGCAGGACACGATCGCGCCGTACCGATACGATGATGACAGTCTCGTGGTCGCGATGAACGTGACGCTGCTCGAAGCGCGCCGGCTGCGCGCCGACCTGTTCCTCTACAACAAATGCGCGCCCGGCAAGAAGGGCGTCCAGAGCTTCCAGGGCAAGGACGGCACCGAGGTGCAGATGGAAGAACCGTTCCGCATGGCGATCCTCTACGGCATGGTGGCGCACGCGCTGATGCGCGACCAAGAAGACATCCAGGATGCCCGCGCGTCCGCCTTCCTCAACCTGTTCAACACCATGCTCGTCGGCAAGCCCACGCCCAGCGCGCCGCAACCGGGAGCAGCATAATGGCCATCGAGAAACGAGACTGGGATCAGCTGATCACTCAGGCCACCGTGAAGCTCGTCGGCGTGTCCGACAAGGGTCTCAAGGGTGAGCTGTATGACGTGCTCACCGAGTTCTTCAACGATAGCTCGTGCTGGACGCAGACCGTTCTGGTCAACGCCGTCACGACCTCGCGCGTCTACCCGCTGCAGGTCAACGAGGGCCAGATCATCCGGCTTGTGATGGTCTCCGACGCCGCGGGCTACCCGGTGCCGGCGGTCATGCCGAACATCGGCGAGCTGCTGCTCGGGTACGCACCGAACAGCGACCAGACCTACTATGCTGAGGTCGTGACGAACTGCGCGCTCCCGACGCAGCGCGATCAAATGCCAGTCGCGCCCGACTGGGTCCTGCCGATCTGGCACGTCGGTATTCTCGACGGGCTCCTCGGCAAGATGATGTCGCAGCCCAACAAGAGCTATGCCAACGAGCGCATGGCCTCCTACCATCTCAAGCGCTTCCGTGACGCCATCGCTCGCGCTCGTGTCAGCAAGCTGCGCGCGAACACGAACGGCACGCAGGCATGGCGCTTCCCGCAATCGTTCCGCACCGACAGCCAGCAGAGCGGTGTGCCCGCGACCGGCGGCGGTAGCGATCGGAGGTTCTGATGGCCCGCACAGCAGCATGCGTCAACATCTACGCGTCGAACAACGCCACGCTCCAGGATGCCTTCCGGTTCGGGACGGAGGGCGATACGTCGTGGAGCTTCACCGGCCAACACTTCATCCTGGAGATCAAGGCCTCGCGCGATGACGTCACGCCGCTGCTCACGCTCGATGACGCCAACAGCGAGATCATCGTCGACGATGCTGTGCTGCGCGTGCTCCACCTCAACGTGAGCGACACCGCCCTGCAGGCGGCCCTCCCGGTCAACGACTATGTCTACGACCTCATCATGTTCGACGAGAGCGTCCCGCCGGTCCGCGTCCTGCTGATGCAGGGGCATCTCTTCATCAGTCAAGGCGTCACGGAGAATTGAGATGGTCCAGGTCGTAGAACCAGCCGCAATCATGGCGATGCCGGTCGTGGTCATTGGCGGCCCCACGGGTCCGTCTGGCGGCCCCACGGGTCCGACGGGCAACACCGGCCCGAGCGGCACACCTGCGCCCACCGGCAACACCGGTCCCACCGGCGCGACCGGATCAGGCACCACGGGTCCGACCGGCGGCACGGGTCCTCGTGGCCTTACTGGCTACACGGGTCCTCCGGGCAACGTCGGTCCGACTGGCCTCGATGCCCTCGGCGCCACCGGCCCGACTGGCAACACCGGACCGTTTGGCACTGGCCCGACGGGTCCTTCCGGCGTGACTGGCCCGAGCGGCGGCCCGACCGGCCCCACTGGTCCCTCCGGCACCGCCGGCGTAACGGGCTCCACCGGTGCGACCGGGCCGTCCCAGGTTGCCGGCCTGGAGTTCGTCATCGACGGCGTCGGTGCGGTCATCGGTACCGGCATCGCTGGCTATCTGCGCGTCGACTTCGCCTGCGTGATCACGGCCAACACTCTGCTCGCCGATCAGACCGGCAGCGTGGTGGTGGACATCTTCCGCTGCACCTACACGGACTTCGATCCGCCGACGCATCCGGCATCTGGCGACAAGATCACCGCGAGCGCGCCGCCAACGATCTCGGCTGCGAAGAAGTCGGAAGACACCACGCTCACCGGCTGGACCACCTCGCTTGCCGCGGGTGACGTCCTCGCGTTCAATGTCAACAGCTGCTCCACGATCACGCGGGTCACCTGCGCGCTCAAGGTCACGAGGCTCTAATGGCGATTGCAGCAGAGAATGTCTCGGTCAGTGTGACCAACGGGTTTGGCGCCTATTCCAACTCCGGTGCTGGTCGTATCGTCGTGGCGCTGATCGCCCTGTGCAGCAGCGCGGCGTGCTCGGTGTCGGCCGTCACTGGCGGCGGTCTGACGTGGGTGCAGCGTTCCACGAAGAGCCAGACCGACGGCAGCGGTGCGGTCACGACCCAGGAAGTATGGTGGGCATACGCTGCTTCGCAGCTCTCCTCTGCGAACATCTCGTTTACCGACAACTCGCTCAACACCCGCACGCTCATCCTCTTCTCCGTGACAGGGGTATTCGACACCGCGAACCCGTGGGACACCAACGCTGGTCTCCCGTTTGAAGCAGGCAACATCGGTGCCGGCTCTTCGCCGTCCGTCGGCGGCATCGCCTGGGACGCGAACGATGTGCTGGTCATCACGCACCAGACCACGCGCGCGGCTTCGTTCACGCAGGCGTCGCCGTCCGGATATACCGACATGGGCCCGGTCAATAACGAGCCGGTCTCTGGTAGCAACCGAACCTATACGGTGGGCGGCTACAAGGTGCAGCCCACCGCGCTCAGCGGGCAGACGCTCACCGGCAGCCCGAGCGAGACGCCGTGGATGTTCTCCGTCGACGTGCTCGCTGGTGGCGCACCGCCGCCGCCTGTCATCCGGGGCTTTGGAACGGTGATCAACTGATGGCAGACAGCTCACCAGATTTTGTCGTAGCCGCACCGAACCGCGAGTTCACGGTGCCGGCGCCCTCGCGCACGTTCGTCGTCCAACCTGTGCCGCGGACCTTCACCGTACCGGCGAGGTGATCCATGCTGCTCTACACCAAGACGCAGCAGGTTGGTGATCGCATCCGGTATACGGTGGACTGCGACAGCTGGCTTGCCGAGAACGAGGTGCTCGCGTCCGTGCCGACGGCGACGGTCGATAGCGGACCCGCGGTCTGCGACGGCATCGTCCTGCACCACGACCGCCGATCGTTTCACTACTTCGTGAGCAACGGGGTGCTCGATAGTCAATTCAATGTGATCTTCTCGCAGCACACAAGCAGCGGCGAAATTCGCTTCGACCATGTCCGGTTCGGCATCATCACGAACGGCGGCGCGGCGTCGGCGTTCGGCGCGACGGGCCTGATGATCTCGATCATCGGACCCACCGGTGCCACCGGTGCCACCGGCGTGACAGGCAACACCGGCCCCACCGGACCACTCGGCTCCCCGACCGGCTCGACGGGTGTGACCGGGCCCACCGGCGGGACCGGCGCGACTGGCAACACGGGTCCGCTAGGTACCGGCCCCACGGGTCCATCCGGTGTGACCGGCAGCACTGGCCCGCTCGGTACCGGCCCCACGGGTCCCACCGGCATGACGGGCAGCATCGGCGCCACCGGCGTGACTGGCAACACCGGCCCGCTTGGTACCGGTCCCACGGGCAACACTGGCGCCACCGGCGTGACTGGCAACACCGGCCCGACTGGCAGCACCGGCGCGACGGGCTTTGGCGCGACCGGACCCACCGGCATGACGGGCGGCATTGGCGCGACCGGACCTCTCGGCGGCCCCACGGGTCCGACCGGCATCGGCGTGACTGGACCCACCGGACCCGTCGGCGGCGCTGGATCGCAGGGTCCCGCCGGCCCGCAAGGTATCCCAGGCGCAGTCGGCGCGACCGGGGCCAGCGTGACCGGACCGACCGGACCTGCCGGCTCGTCCTCTGGCGGCCGCTCCTACTCGCTCGCGAACGGTGCCTCGACCTTCTTCATCAAGGGCGCGATCACCCAGATGGTGTCGCTCGCGCTGGGCGAGGGCGCGTGGGATGTGCAGACCATCACGTCGCTGACCCTGCCGTCGACGGAGCCCACCAGCGCTTTCGGCACCGTGCTAACGGGTGTCGCAACGAGCCCGTCATCGTTCAACCTCGGCTTCGGTTCCTACGAACAGACGTCCACGCTGTCGAACTCTGCGACGAACGTGAAGGCTTCACCCCTGGTGCGGGTTAACGGTCCGGCCACGGTTTATGGCCTAGTCTATGCGTTCTGGGCCCCGACCGGCTCGCCGTATGGCGCCGCGAACATCACCGCCCGCCCCGTGTCGTAAGGAACCGCCATGAGCACCCAGCCAACCCTTGGACGCCGCTCGCACGGTGCGGGCAACAAGATCAAATACACGATCGATTGCTCCGACTTCCTGGAGGACGTCAACGCGACCCTCACCGAGACCAACCTGACCGTGCAGCTCGATCCGGCCAACGATCCCGCACCTACTGGTGTCGTGATCAGTGGGGTCGCGATCACGCCTTCTCAAGCGATCGTGTTCTTCCTCGCCGGCGGTGCCGTTCAGGAAGTCTTTACCGTGCTTGTGCAATTCACGGACAGCCGCGGCGAGATCAAGAACGACAGCATCGAATTTTACATCGTCGCAACCTGAGGTATTCAGATGGCCCGCGAACCCGCAGCAATCCGCTATAAGAACCCCGGCGCCATGTGGCCCAACGCTCGCGCCACGAAGTGGGGCTCGAAGAGCTGGGTCTACCTGAACGATGGCACCGGACAAGGTGGCAACGGCAAGGGGAACAAGATCGCGATCTTCGAGGAGTGGGTCGGGGGCATCTGCGCGCAGCTCGATCTGTGGCGCTCGTCCCAGAACTACCGCAACAAGACGCTGGCGGCAGCGCTGAAAATTTGGTCCGGCGGCAATCACGTCGAGGCCTACATCACCCATGTGACCCGCAAAATTCCGAGCATGACGCGCAACACCGTCATGAACGACGAGTTCTGGCGCGGCCCGAACGGCGTGACGTTCCTCAAGGTGCAGGCCGCCCACGAAGCCGGCAAGCCCATGCCTGTCGCTGATCCGATCTGGGTCGACGCACAAAAGCGCGTGATGTCCGGCGCTGCTCCGAAGGTGGCAACCGCCAAGCAGAAGGGCACTGTCGCCGCCGGTGGTGGTACCTCCGCAACCGCAACCGCGGTGCAGGGTGGCTTCAACCCGATCTGGGCGCTCGCAATCGGCGTGGCCGTCGCCGTCGCGATCTACGCGATCTGGCGCTACAAGCAGACCCGCGTTGTCAAGGCCGATCTGCCGGCCGTGCTCGCGCCGCCGCCCGATGTTACCGTGGCGGTAACGCCGGAGCCGGTTCTGCTCGCGCCACCGGAGAAGTAACATGTCGCTCACGGTCTACGCTGCACTCATCCTGCCCGGCGCCATCGTCACGTACTGGCTCTTCGTGCGCCCGTTCTTGCGCGCGCTGCCGCAGCTCAAGCACTTCTACGAAGTCGCCGATGGCTTCTGGGAGAAGGCCTGGGCGCTGTGCGGCAACTCACTCGTGATCGCCTGGATGTACATCGTGCAGCTCGTGGGCCAGCTGTTCAGCTGGATTGATCCGATCGCCACGTTCCTCGGTGATCCGGACTTCCGCGCGCAGATGACCGAGATGCTCGGCGCCAACCCGAAGGTCCTCGGGTTCGTTTTGATGGCCATCTCTGCGCTCACCATCGTCGCTCGACTGCGCTCGATCGCCCTCAAGGATGACGACGAATGACCATCATCATGACCCTGCTAGGCATGATCCCCGGCATCTCGAAGCTGGTGCAGTTCGTCGCCGGCAAGTGGATGGACAGCAAGGTGGCAATGTACCAGACGCGCATGGGTGTGACCCGTGACGTCGCGCTCGGTGCCATCCGTGCTGAGGTTGAGAACAACCAGACGAAGGTCGGCTGGCTCCAGGCGGTCGCGGGCTCGCGCTTCCTGCAGTTCATTGTCGGTGGCTTCGCCGCCCCACTGATTTTCTTCATGAACAAGTCGATCGTGTGGGACAACATCATCCACAAGTTCTTCTGGGGCACCTATGGCTACACCCCGCCGCTCACCGGGTTCACCGCCGAGTGGGCTGGCGTGATCATCGGTGGCATCTTCGTCACCAGTACCGGCATGGGCATCACTGCCGCCGTGCTGAACCGGACCAAATCCTGATGCCCAGTAAAAGGAAACCAGATGCGCAATCGACCCCGCCTTTCACTCAAGGCCGATCGCAACGTAACAGTCCCGGCGCCCGCCGGGCTGCCTCAGGCGGTTCCCAACTCGCCTACTCAGGAGAAGACTATGGAAGCAGTTCAGGACAAGACCCCGGAAGCGTCAGTGGAGTTGCCCGCGCAACCGGCTCCCGAGCCGACGGCAAAGGCCATGGCGGCAGCCGAGGAGCAAAACGCCGCTCGCTTGGCCGCCCTTTCGCGTAAGCAACAGGAGCTTGCCGAGGAAGCCGAACGTGAGCCTGTCTCGATCATCGGCCTCGCCGCGCAAGGTCGCGAGGCTCTGCTCGACGGGCTCCGTCAGCACAGCGAGCGCGCCAAGCCGGTCGAGTATATTCCGCCGCCGCGCACCGCGCGCCAGATGGCGCAGCTCGAAGCGGAGCTTGGTGCCGGCCGCAAGGTCCAGCAGAAGGCCGCCGAGCAGCAGGCTCACCGCCCCGCCCCCGAGCGGGACCGTAACGAAGGCTTAACAACTCCGGTGCATCGTCCGAACGACTTTGTTCCGGGCCTCAATTCGAGGGACCCGGCCATTACGCGCTGAGGCCCTAGATGCCAGTACCTGCCCCCCAAACTAACCCCGATGCCTTTGTGCTCGAACAGTTTGGGGGCATGCTGCCCGCGTGGAACGATCACCTGATCCCCAACAATCAGGCGTCCTACTCCGAGAACGGCTACCTGTTCTCCGGCGCGCTCGAAGGCTGGCGCACGCCGAAGCTGCTCTACACCCTCCTCAACAGCGCTGCGAAGTTCGCGTATCGCCTGCCGCGGCAGAGCGAGGACATCGCCAATGCGATCCTCTACGTGCTCGACAAGCCGGTGGACGGCGATACCGTCGATCTCGGCGAGGAGGTCTACACCTTCCGCGATGAAGTCGCTGAAGCCTATGACGTGCTGATCGGCGCCTCTGCCGTCGATGCCGTCACGCATCTCTTCGCCGCGTTCACGATCGAGAACGGCGCCGCGACCAACAGGGGAGTTTGGTATGGTACGGGCACTGTGCGCAATCCGGCAATCAATCAGCACGAGCCGACCACCACGAACGAGATTGCGACGGATGTTCCGCGCATTCATGTTTATGCGCCGACCTTTGGAGCTGCCTACAATTCGACGCTTGTCGCTGCTTCGCCCAGCTCGCGCCTTGAATGGCGTTACAACGACGTCGCTACCCCGAACTTCCAGGGAGGCACCAACCTCTCGTTTGATACAGGTATCACCGGACCTAGCGTTTGGCTGGAGTTTGTTGACCCTGACACTGATGTCATGCGCAGCCCAGTGGTGGACGACAGCTTTGACCGCTACTACTTCGCCAGCCCCTCCGTCGCGCCCATGTATAACACCCGAGACCGCATCGAAGCGGGTGATCCGGCGTGGCTCCTTGGGGTCCCTGCGCCTGGATGCTCCCCCGGTGTTGCCGTCGACGGCGGCGGCGACGACGTTCAGCTGGGCTTCCCTACCAGCACGAGCACGGCAACTGGCAACCCGGGCGGCAACATTCTTTACCTCATCCCGGTAACGCCCGACGGCAACATGATCCTGAACGACATCAGCGCCATGCCGATGGAGACGGTGGCGCTCGCGGAGTTCGCCGCGGTGGTCTACGACGACCTTGATGGCCAGCCGAACCAGCTGCTCAACACCGGCTCGCCGGTCGCGGGCGTGACTGCTGGCAACGAAATTTCCAGCGCCTTTGTCAACCCGACCGGTCTTCTCATGAATGTGAAGTACTGGATCGGCTTCATGACCGACACCGACATGGTGTGGCAGCTCGCCAACGACACGGGCGCCACCGGCGCTGTCGTGCTCAACACCTACAGCAACGGCCCGCCGGCGATCATCAACAACGTGGTCGGAGGCTTCGGCGAACTCCAGGTGTGGGGCAACCTCACCTCATCGTCGGTGCAGGAAGCGCGCGCCTATGTCTATACCTACGTCACCGAGTACGACGAAGAGAGCCCCCCGTCGCCGGCGACAACCGTTACCGGGTGGAGCAACGGGACGTGGACGATCGACTTGTTCACGCCGCCACCCGACCAGATGGGCGTGACGCGCAACATCAAGCAGATCAAGCTCTACCGATCTGTGACCTCGCAGGCCGGCGCGACGACCTATTTCTTCGTCGCCGAGATGGATGTGACCACGGCGCAATACATCGACATCATCAGCGACGACATTGTGGTGACCAACCTTCAGCTGCAGTCGCAGCTCTGGACGCCGCCGCCCGAGGGTCTGCTCGGGATGCTCTCGATGCCGAACGGCATGGCTGTCGGCTGGAAGGGCAACGAGATTTGGTTCAGCGAACCGTATCGGCCGCACGCATGGCCGGCGAGCTACGTGCTGACCACCGAGTATCCGATCGTGGGCCTCGGCGTCACGGGCTACAGCGTGGTCGCGGCGACCTCCGGTGCACCCTACATCGCAACCGGTGTGAGCCCGGGCTCGATGAGCGCGCTCAAGGTTCAGAACAGCGAGCCATGCCACTCGCGCCGATCGGTGGTCGGAACGAACGACGGTGTCTACTACGCGTCGCCCAACGGGCTGATCCGCGTGACGCAGTATGGCGCGGTGAGCAACACGACCGAACTCTGGATCACCCGCAACCGCTGGCAGCAGCTGACGCCGCAGAAGAACCTGTGCGCCTTCCTGCTGGCATCGAGCTACTTTGCCCTGGGAGTTGTACGGAATGGCGATGCGTCAGACGCTGATCGTGGTTTCACTATTGAGCTTAACGCCGCTGATGCTGTCGGGTTTGACATCTGGCCCCAGCCTGGAGGACACCGACTTGGATTTCAACTCCTCGCCGGACCCAATGGATTTGATGTCGACAACATCTTCATCGACCAGTGGTCGGCGGTCGGATGCGTCCTGCAGAACGGCGGCGTTTACTACTATGACTTCACGGATCAGGCGCCTGTCTCACAAACGTATCACTGGAAGTCGAAGCTGTTCCAGCAGAAGAGCAAGAAAAATTTTGAGGCGATGCGATGCTGGTTCACGATCCCGGAAGGGACGCCGGCGCTCAATGCGACACGCCTCGAAGCGGACACGGACGATCCGGTGTGGAACAGTCTCCCAGCTGATCGCTACGCGTTCATCAAGGTCTACTGCTCGGGCCGCCTAGTCACCTGCCGCGAGGTTCGGGTGCCGCAGGAAATTCTGCGGATCATCTCGGGCTTCAAGGGCGAGACGTGGCAGTGGGAAGTCCTCGGCCGCGTGCCGATCTCCAACATCCAGATCGGCACCTCGGTCAAAGCAATGGCGAACATCTGATGGCCCAGGAATACTCAGTCTGTCACATCCCTCCGGTAACGGTCACTTCGCAACCCGACCTGATCGACCTGCCGTCGATCCCGCCGGCGAGCCCTGACATCGCGTCGCTTACCGCCACGGTAAATTCCATGCGGCAGGTGGTCATGATCATCGCTGGCCAGCAGGGCGTTCAGGGCGCGAAAGGTGCCAGGGGCAAGGATGGAAAGAGGGACCCGCCGACACGCTGGGCCGAGAGCGCTCGCGTGATCGAGACCGTGCGCATCTTCAGTCCCGAGGACCGCAGTGTCTACGTCGACGTCGAGCGCATCAACCGCCTCGTGATGTCGGACAAGGCCACCAAGGAGCTGTGGAGCTGGGACCGGGAGCGTAAGTAATGGCGATCGACACCCGGGGCGGTCCCTACAAATTTGACTTCCTGGAGACCATCGTCGGCATCAACTTCCCGGCATCGGGTGGCTACATGGTGGTCGAGGTCACCGCCACCAAGACCATGATCGGAAGCGCGGCGAACTGTCCTCAGGTCCGACTGCTGCTCGGCGCCAAGGAGCAGCTGCTCGATGTCAAGGCGGACTGCAAAAAGGTGTTCACCCCCGGGGGCACCACCTCGTCCACCCGGTGGTATGTCTGGAACCCGATGGCGACGTTCCCCACCGCCTCGACGTTCGACGATGTGATCGCGGCCGACTATGGCGTTACCTACGGCACGCAGCTCGCCAAGCTCGTCAACATGGGCAACGGCTATCTGCTGATCGGCGCCTACGGCACCCAGCTCGCGGGCACACCCGGTGTCTGGGCTACCCAGTCCGAGGCGCAGGCCTACGCCACCCTGTGGAACGATCGGTTCCAGGATGGTGTCGGCGGCTTCCCGTACCCGCAGATGATGTTCAACGATAGCTTCCACGTCATCACGCAGGTCGGTCCCGCGGCTCCGGTGGTCAATGTCTACAACCTCACGACCTCGATCACCACGCCGCCATCCACCAAGGCGACCTTCGTCGGGCTCTACCTCGTCAAGGTGCCGCGGGCGCTGACCACGCTTCGCGTGCAGACCGCCGGCGCCGACGGCAACGCGACCATTCGAGTGTTCGGGTATCATGGCCGCCCGCCGCCCAAGATCGCCAATGTCAACCCAGCTGGCTATGACACCCAGGCCTCCGGCACCTCGAACAACCCGGTCACATCCCGGGTCGACAAGACCGGACCCCAGGGCGCGGACTTCACCACGGTCACGGCCACCGGTGGCGGCTCGGGTGGCGGGGGTGGGAGTTAAGGACCCTTTAAGGCCCCAATGGTAGGCGTGGAGGGGCCCTATTCGAGGAACTCTCCATGGCATCTTCGTTCCAGTCCAGCACGCAGTCCAGCTCGTCGACGCCATATGCGATCCCGACGCATGAGAACGATCTGATCAACCAGCTCAGCTCCGTCGCTGCCGGCCTCGCTCAGCAGATGAACCAGTGGGCGCAGGGTGTTTTCGCGCAGACCTCGCAGATCACGAACGAAGCCGTCGGCAATTTCTTCCGGGTCTCCCAGCAGATGGGCGACCTGTCGAACAACCTCACCGACCAGTACAACAACGTCTTCGCCCCCCAGAACCGCCAGCTCGCCGCCGAGGCCAACAGCTACAACTCGGCTGCCCGCCAGAAGGTCGACATGGGCATGGCTGGTGCCACGCAGGCCCAGGCCGGCGATGCGGCACTGCGCGGCGCGGAAGAGAGCCTTCGCTCCTACGGCATCGACCCCAGCTCGGGCCGCTACGCTGCGCTCGACAAGGCGGCCGCCGTTCAGAACTCAGCCAATGTCGCCGGCGCCATGAACCAGCAGCGCGATCGTACCGCGCAGATCGGCCGCGACCTCCGCACGCAGGCGGTCCAGGTCGGCGCGCAGCTGCCTGCCGCAATCGCCAACGTCAACAACACCGCGATCCAGGCCAACACCGGAGCCAGCAACGCGAGCCTCGCGAACGCCAACACCGGTGCGAACCTCAACCGGCTTGCGAACGAGTATCTGAAGACGGCGATGGACATCAAGCTCCCGCCGATCGGCAACCGGCAGCAGTCGCAGGGTCAGTCCAGCGGATCGTCGTCCAGCCCCGGTGGCGGTGGTGGCGGCTCGCGCGGCGGTGGCGGTGGCGGTGGCTCGCCCTATGGCGGCGGTGGTGGCGGCAGCGGTGGCGGCAGCGGTGGCCCCGCGTGGATGCCCGTGCACGGCAACGCGCAGGCTGGGCCCAACGTCGGTCGAGCGAACCCGATCCGTGCCGGCTCCGCGGCGCGCATCATGCAAATCCCCGGTGGCGGTGCCGACAACAGCGCGTGGTGGAACCAGCAGTCGCAGGGCTACAGCCCCTTCGAGGGCGAGGGCGCGATCACGGGCGACGAGTTCCAGCAGCCGAACAGCTGGTTCGATGACTATTATCAGCCGGCGCAGGATCAGTACGGCGCCGACTACTCGATGAACATCGACAACAGCCACAACAATCAGGACGTCTGGAACGGCGACTTCGGCTATCAGGACAACCCGTTCAACGACAGCGGCTTCGGTCAGACCTACGACTATGGTGGGCCGGACGACACCTATGGCAACGTCGGCAGCGGCTACAGCGACACCAGCTGGGGCAACATCGGCTATGACACTGCCTCCAACAACTACGATCCAGGCTGGGGTCAGACCTATGATCAGCCGGACCCCACCACGGATTGGGGCGGCGGCAACAGCAGCTACACGGACTATAGCAATTACGGCGGCGGTGGCGGCTACGACACCTACACCCCGAGCAGCGACTATTACGCCGGCGACTATTCTGGCAACTACGACGACTATGGCGGTGTTTACGCCAAGGGCGGCGCCGTGCCGGGTGGTGGCCATGTGCCGCAGCAGATGAGCCCGAGCGGTGGCCAGCAGGTCGACGACATCCCGGCGCAGTCGCCGAGCGGTCCCGCACGCCTCAACGCCAACGAGTTCGTGATCCCGCAGGACGTCGCGCTGTGGAAGGGCCAGGAGTTCTTCCAGAAGCTGATCGAGCAGTCCCGCATGAAGAACGCCACCGCGCCGGCCAAGCCGACCCGCGGTCCCGCACCACCGATGAGGTAAGACATGCCCCGTGATTTTTCCGAGAGCGGCGCTTATGGAGCTGGCAGCGGCGCAGGCAACGACGCCGGCGGGTTTGGTACCGAGGCAGGCAGCTTCGGTAGCGGCCATGCCGCGTCCGGCGGCAGCTCGACCTCCGTCAACGGCGGACCGTTCGGCGGTGGCATGGTCAACAACACCGGGCCCGACGCGTCCGAGTTCGAGAATAACCCCGAGGTCAACGCGCACGGGCTGATGTATGCACCGCCCCCGCCGAAGCCCACCTATGGCCGCGGCCAGCTCGATCCGAACTCGCGGCCGCCGGTTGGCGGTATTCAGGACACGACCGGCATCGGCGGCTGGGGCATGCAGTTCACCCAGGGCGGCGACTGGTCCATGGGCTTCACCTCCGATTGGGCCAACGGCGGCGCCATCCCGATGGAGGGTGAGGAGCCCGACTTCGCTGGCGGCGCCGACCCCTATGCCGGCCTTACCGAGATGGTGAAGTCGGTCCTCGCCTACGGCCGCCAGAAGCACGGCCTCAGCGGCGGTGCCGATCCGGAAGAGGGCGCGATCCCCGGCGCGCAGGCCAACGCAGGCTACCAGAACGGCCGCATGCCGGCGGTACCGGGTACCCAGTCCGAGAGCGGCATCAAGCCCCTGCAGCCGGCTCCTGGTCGCCTGCCCCCGACCCAGAACCCATTCGGCAAGCGCGCCGAAGCCGAGCCCGAGGAAGAAACGGGCGCGATCGATACCGAAGAGGAAGCGGCATAATGGACCCCGATCTCGAAGAAGCCGCCATCGACACCAGCGCCTACCCAGAGGGTGGCGACAATTCCGGCGTGCCGCTCCCTGAGGGCGGCGCGATCGATACCGGCATTGGCGACAACTCGGGCAACCCGGCGATCCCGCCGCCTGCCATGGGCGGCGCTGAGGCTCCGGCTGCTCCTGGTGGACAGAACGAGCCCGGCCTGATGGACAAGAGCTACGGCCCGCTGGCACGCCCGGCGCAGGCCGCCAAGAACGGTATCAAGAGCGTCATCGCCTACCTGATGGGCTCCGACGCCATGCCCCCGGAAGCCATCGACGGCGCCGGCCGCATGGTCGATCCCGAGGGCAAGATGAACCCGAGCGAGCGCAACCTGATGGCGCTGAAGCACGCCCGCGACAACGGCGGCGACGAAGCCGCATGGGCGCTGATGCAGGCCAACCGCGTGAGCTACAACGCCCAGACCGCGTTCGCCAAGACCGCGCTCGAAGGCACGCCGCAGAAGCCTGCCGACATGCGGGCGGCGATCGATGCTGCGAACAAAGCCCAGGCCAACGTGCTGGACGGATCGCACGTCACCTTCGCGCCGGCCAACGGCGGCCGCATGATTACCGCCACGGTAACAACGCCCGGCGGCCAGCCGGAACAGAAGCTCCTCTCACCGCAGCAGTTCTCGCGCTGGCTCGACGTCGGCGGCGACGGCCAGTGGGATAAGATCATGAGCGTCGGGGCCTCACAGGCGCTGAGCAAGATCGTGAACGAAGGCGGCTCCCCCTCTGTGCCGGCACGGGGCTCGCAGTCGCTCAATGACATGCCGCCGCTCGCTCGATCGAGCCGTCCGGATGCCACCGGTCCGCGGGCAGGTGGTGCTCGCGCGCCTCAGGCTCCGCCGGCGGACAACAGCGAGAGCGCTGCCTACGACCCCAACGCCCAGGAGAACACGCCGAAAACCAACTTCGGAAAAACTCCTTCGACGCTGAACCTGAGCGGATCGGATGAGCGCTCCGCACCTGTGCCGGACCAGACCAATTATGGTCCGGAGCTGGAGGCTCGCGCCATGCGCATGTTCCCCAGCATCAGCCAGGAGGAAGAGCGCAACCAGTGGATGGCGGCACAAGAGGGCCGCTACGACGAGCTGGAGAACAAGGTCAACGTCGCCGGCGAAGTCGGCCGCCGCAAGGAAGAGGTCGCGCGTATCGGCGCCGATGGCCGGGTCAAGCAGGAGGGTGTCCGGCAGGCGGGCGCCAAGGACGTCGCTGCCCAGAAGGCCCAGGGCTATGCCATGCGCGACGCAGGCAAGGCCAAGATCGAGGCCCAGAAGCTGGCGCTGCGCGCGCAGGAGCTGCTGAGCCGTGATGCCCGCAACTCGCAGGGTCTGGCGGTCAAGATGATCGGCCAGAAGATGATGTCCATGACCCCGCTCAACGAGCAGGAGAAGAAGCTCGCCGAGAGCATGGGCGTGCAGGGCATGGAGAGCCTGTCGGTCACCGCACCCGGTGCGCGGCAGCAGGCGCCCCAGGCGCCGCAGCAGCCGCAGCAGCGCCCTGCCCAGCAGCAGTCTCCGGGCAAGCCGCCGGTGCAAGGTGCAAAGTTCTTTAACGGTTCATGGTATACCCGTGGACCGAATGGCGAGAGCGTTCCTGTTCGCCAATAAGGCCACATGCCATGGCTGATGAAGTCCCGATGTTCGACGACATCCCGTCGTTCGACGATTTGCCCGACGCAGCAGAGCCACCTGCCGCGGCTTCAGCGGTCCCGCGCTTTGACGACATCCCTGCCTTCGACGACCTGCCCAGCGGTGTGACCCCCGAGGGGCCCGCCGCCACGTTCGGCCGTAAAGCCGCGCACAGCGTGGGTCCCGGCCTCGCCAGTCTCGCGGGCATTGGCGCTGGTGCCAAGATCGGTGCTGCCGCTGGCCCATGGGGCGCGCTCGCAGGCGGTCTGGTGGGCGGTATCGCAGCTGGTGTCGGCGCGCACATGGCGCAGGAAGCCGCCCTGCCGTACGTCGGGATCGACGACGCCGAGCAGCAGCGCGTCAATGCAGAAGAGAACCCATGGTCCTCGATCGGTGGCGAGATCGCCGGCAGCGCTGTGGGCCTGAGCCCCGTCGCCGGCGCCTCCAAGCTCGCTCCAGCCATGAACCAGATCGTCCAGCGTGGCGCCGGTGCCGCCTTCGGTGGCGGTGTCGAGGGCGCGCAGCAGGCCTACGAGGGTGAGTTCGATGCCCGCCGGCTGGCCGCCAACGTCGTCGCTGGTGCTGCCCTGCCGGGCGTCAACCGCGTCGGTGACAAATTCGTGAACGCCGGTGGCCGCATGGTGCCCGGCCGTCCCGGCGTGGCCGCCAATCCCGAGGCCGCCCAGTCTCATGCCGACGTTGATGATCCGGAGGTCGAGGTCAACGTCGCCGGCAGCTCGCTCGCGCAGCCCCAGCCGCCGGCAACAGGCGAGACCACGGGCAACCCGCAATCAGCGCCACAGCGCAGCGCACGCACCTATACCAAGGGTGTCGACCCGGCCATGCAGGGCCGCTACGCCGAGGCACTGGCTGACCCCGAGGTGATGCGCGAGCTTGCCTTCGAGGAGGGCGTGCCCGAGAGCCAGATGCGCGAGATCGCCAAGGCGAACTATCAGCCGGGCATCCTCACCCAGGGCGACCACGACCCCGCCACGATCGCGGCAGCGCAGGCAGCCAACCCAGGTCCGGAGGTCATCCCGGGCTTCGATGACCATCCATCCGGTGTGGGCCAGCCCGCGCCACAGCGCCCGCCTGTGCAGTCCGAGGAGGGCCTCCTCAACGGCTCGCAGATGCAGCGCGAGGGTATGGATCAGGCCCGGCAGCGGGTAGCGGCGCAGCAGGAAGGTCAGGCCTTCCAGCCCGAGCCCGAGATGTCGCTTGACCCCAACCGTCCGGCAGCTCCCCAGGTGGTGGACGCTGGCTTCCCTGAAGCCGGTGCGCCGCTCGCTGTCGGTGAGAACGAAGCGGTCAAGATGCCGCCGAAGGCCGCCGCAGCTATCGCCAAGTCCAAGGGCGCTGAAGTTCCGAAGCCGATGCCCGAGATCAAGGGAGCACCGCATCCGTCCCCGACCGAGGGGCAGGCGGAGGCTGGCAACTATCTGAAGGGTCGCACGCACGACTTTGGCAAGCCGATGAAGGTGGAGACCGAGGCCGGCGGCACGCGCAAGGGTAAGGGACCGGACGGCGTCGAGTGGGAGCACACGAGCCCCTACGACTACGGCTATTACAACAAGACCAAGGGCGCCGACAAAGACCACATCGACTGGGCGCGTCCGCGTGCCGAGCAGCCGGAGCATGGCGACAAGCACTTCATCATCGACCAGCGCAACGCCGAGACCGGCAAGTTCGATGAGCACAAGGTCTTCAACTATTACAAGGATGAGGCCGCTGCTCGTGCGCACTATGAAGCCGGCTTCGGCGACGGCAAGGGTGCGGAGCGCCTTGGTGCGATCACCGAGGTGTCGCGCGGTGACCTCGTCAAGTTCCTGCAGAAGCACACCTCGCGCGCAGCCACCAAGCCCTACGGCAAGTTCGAGGGTGAGGCCACGCCGGCGAAGACTGTCGGCGCCAAGCCCGCGGTCGAGCGTGCCGTCATCAAGGACCTGATCGAGAAGAAGCGTGCCGCCGGCGATGAGGCTGCAGCCAAGGCGATCGAGAGCGCGCCCGAGGAGACGCTGCTCAAGGCCGCCGAGGGCAAGCGGCTGCGCAAGTACGGCGTCGGTACCGGCAACTCCGCCGGCTATCCGGTCGAGGGTGTGTTCACGTCCGATGGCCAGCCGGTCACCGCCAACACCAAGGCCAAGGCGGCAGAGCGATCGGCCGCACACAAAAAGGTCGTAGACTGGTATGAGAAGACTGCGCCGAAGGTGGCTGATGAGAATGACGGCGCGCTGCTCGATCGCCTGAAGCAGGCCGCGCCGAACATCGAAGGTTGGAAGCCCTCGCACAAGCCGAAGGAATGGATGCTCGCGCGTGAAGCGCAGAAGGTCCTGATGAAGCCGACCCCAGGCAACATCAAGAAGTTCCGCGAGGCCGAGCGCCTGCTCCGATCGACCGACGAAGCCGCCGACAATTACCGTAGCGGTAACAGGATCGACGCCGACATCGAGAAGTCGCGCCGCTCGGGCGATGATGCGGTCGGCCGCGCCGAGCAGGCCCTCGCCACCCAGAACACTGTCGAAGACGACATGATCGCGAAGATCGACGCCAATCGCGCGGCGCAGCGCAAGCTGTTCGACACGCCGCACGAAGAAGCCGAGAGCATGGTCAAGCCGACCCCCGTGAAGTCGCGCGCCGATCTGAAGGAGCTGCCGTCGAAGACTGTCGACGTGAAGGATAGCTCCCTTGCCAAGATCGACACCCGGGCGATCTCGGCTGCCGAGATGCGCAAGGCCGAGGCCGCCAAGCTCGCAGGACGCAAGTCGGTCAAGCCCGCCGGCGTCGAGAGCGAGGGCGCCGCCGCGCCGGTGAAGCAGATCAAGGTCCACGATCCCGCCGAGATGCAGCGCATGATCGACGCTGGCAACAAGGCGCAGAAGAAGGTGATCCCCGACGACATCCTGCCGGCGGCCGCCGAGCCGCGGGCGTCCAAGGGCGTGGTGGACCTGTTCGAGAAGTTCGCCAACGATGAGCGCGGCTCGCTCGATCTCAACGCGATCAAGCAGGCCTGGAACAACGCCATGGCCGGCATTGGCAAGGCGCTCAAGAAGAGCGAGCCCGAGAGCTACCGCTCGATGCCGCTGCGCACGCGGCACGCCATCTATGTCCAGTCGCTGTCGGATGACCTGCACAAGCTCGCCAACGCGGACAAGGTGAAGTGGACCCGGCTCGTGCAGAAGCTGGCTGCGATCCCCAAGGAGCTGAACAACCCGGCGACCCTGGAGCAGGTCTACCATGCGCGCGATGCGGACAGTGCGCACTTCCCGCTGCCGGCAGGTCAGACCGGCACGCACATCGACAACCTGCCGCCGGCGATCAAGGCGCTCTACGACAAGCACCTCAAGCCGATCTTCGATGCCAATGATCACATCGTGAAGCTGATCCGCGCTGTCGATGACAAGCGCATCGGCCCCGACGTGCTCAGCCACATCTCGCGCATCACCAGCGGCGACACCAAGGGCTTCGACATCCTGCACTCGACCAACGACCCGACGCAGCCGGCGCCGCAGTACAATGCGCTGTCGACGAACGCCAACGCAGCGAAGGATCGTAAGTTCTATGCCCTGGTGGACAACGCCACCGGCCGCCGGCACGTGATCGCCCCCACCGATGAGGGCTTCATGAAGTGGGAGCGGTACAAGCGCGAGAAGATCAAGGACCCGAACTTCGAGTTCGAGGATGGCGCCATCTATACCGCTGGCCCGAACACCTACACCATGCGTCAGGCCACCACCAAAGAGATCATGGCCAACGCCCGCGGTGAAGACAAGAAGCCGATGAAGTATTACACCAACGCGTCGTTCTCGGCAGCGGTCGCGAACGCGCAGCTGGGTGCGATGCAGCGCCATCTCACCGAGCTTGCGCGCCTGACCAACACCACCGAGTTCAAGAACCTGTCGAGCAAGAACCCGCAGACCAAGGTGACGAAGGGCTACGACACCACCAATCTGGCGAACATGGACGGCGTGTTCATGCACCCGGACCTGAAGGCTGTGTTCGACGACTTCGCCGGTCACAAGCAGAACGGCTATCGCCAGCTGAACTCCTCGATCACCAAGCTCCTGTTCTGGATGCCGATCCCGCACATCAACAATCAGGGCACGCACTGGTTCGTCGGTCGCGGCTGGGACAACCTGTCGATCCCGAAGAACTACAAGCTCTTCACGCAGCATCTGCCGAACGCGATCCGCGAGGTCACCACGCAGGGTCCGTACATCCGCGGCATGATGAAGGAGGGGGCTGGCCTGATCCACCCGAGCGTCGTCACCCGCGACATGCTCGGCAAGATCGCGAAGAACGTCGGCCTGGAGATCGAGCGCAAGCCCGACCAGTGGGACGCCATCGCCGGCAAGCTGGGCGTGCCGCTGCGCAAGCTGCACAACGCGATCTACAACAACTTCTCCGCGCCGCTGATGTGGGCATCGAGCGACGTCTTCCTCGTTGCGCGAGTGATGGAGCTGGAAGCTCAGGGCCACTCGCTGAAGAAGGCGATCGTCGAGGCAGAGCGCGACATCCCGAACTATCGTCTGCCGCACGTCGTCGGCAGCGACGGACCGTGGGGGCGCATGCTCGCAAAGACCGTGGGCGATCCGGCGAAGGTTGCCTTCGGCCGGTACCACTACGGCATGATCAACTCGTACGCCAACATCCTCCGCGATGCCTTCAGCAAGGACAAGACGCTGGGCGACCGGGTCGACGCAGCTGGCAAGCTGATGGCGATGGGCATCCTCGCGACGCTCATCTATCCATACCTCTACGATCAGGCCGCGAAGGCGATCACCGGCAACGACGATGCGAAGGCCGCGCGCCGCGGTCCGACCACCGTGCCCTATCACATCGAGCAGGCGGCCGAGGGCAAGCAGGACATCATGTCGGCCGTGCGCGGCGTGGCCACTGTGCCGCCGCTGCTGTCGGGCGGCCTGCAGCTGCTCAGCAACAAGGACTTCCGCGGCAAGTCGATTGTGGAGCCTGGAGACGTCGCTGCTGCCGTCAAGGGGAGCCCTGCCGCGGCCGCCCGTGCCGGCGTCCAGCTCGGGGAGCACGTCGCCCGTGTCGCCATCAGCCCCTACAACACGCTGGCTGGCGCCATCCAGAAGGAGGCCCAGAACCCCTCCTCGCACGATAAGCATCCGGGGGCGCGCGCCGCGATCGCGGCAGGCAAGGCTGTGCGCGATATGACGCTCGACATCAAGGACCCCAGCGAGAAGAACAGGCTGTGGCAGCGCAAGTCCCCGATCCTGAACGATCAGGCGGCCCGATCCCGGTTCAAACGGGGCGGTTCCGGACCCCTCGAAGGGCTCGTCGGCAAGGGCACTGGATACCGATAATTTACCCTTGGAACTTACCGTCACGGTAACAAATGGAGACGACCATGGCCGAATACGCAAAAGGTGAAGCCCCCCGAGACGCCGACTACGCCAGTGGCGGGGGCAAGCTCGGTCGGACCCGCAGCTTCCTCAAGGAGCACGACGAGTTCCGCGATCCGGACCACGCCAAGACCGGCGCTGACTGCGATCAAATGTACGCGAAGAGCGGCGCCGGGAAGGGGCACGGCTGTGCGCCGGCGCTCAAGGACGTATCCAAGGGGGACAAATGTCTGCCAACGATCAAGCCGCGCTCCTGACCGAGTGCGACCACCTCATCCCAGAACTGCTGTGCCGTCGATGTCATCCGGAGCTGAACAATGCAACGCGTCAGGCCCCCCAAAAGGAAGAGGAAGCCACGGCGCTACCACCTCAAGGATGACGACATGCAGGGCTTTGAGGCTGGGGACAATCCTGACTGGCTCGTGGGAGCAGACTGATGGCTCGCAAACCGGTCGTACATGTTGAAGATGGTGAGTGGGTCACCATCGCGTGGACAGGCCAGCACGAGAAGTGCTGCGACTGTAACCTGGAGCACGCTGTCGACTATCAGGTAGTCGATGGCAAGCTCCAGTTTCGCGCTCGACGTTTGAGCACGAGGAAGCGGAAATGAAGTGGATCGCTCCGATCATGGTGCTGTTCGCGCTGTGGGCCACCTACGCGGCCCCGCTCGCCAATGCCCATTAACTGGTCATCATTCTTCATCGCGCTGGTCGGGGTCATCTACCTCGGCACCGTCGTCGCCTACTTCCTCGAAGGCCGCCCGTGGAAAGCCCTGATCTTCGCCGGCTACGTCATCGGGCAGCTCGGGTTTATCCTTGACGACCATTTCAACCCTTCCGGTTCATCATCGCTCGGCGATAGCTATTCTGCACCGCTCGATACTGACCCGCGGTGAGCGAGCCGTGCCGGTCGAAGTGGGACTTGATGTTGTCCATTGTCTCCCAGAAGCCCTCGAACCCAACCCTCGGCTGAGCAAAGATGCCACGGAACATGGTGTCGATGATCACCTTGTCCTTGAGGTGGGGCGCAATGCCACCCCAGTCGTGCTGGGGAGCCGCTCCAGCCTGCATGCTCCACGACTGGCCCGGAGAGATGGTCACGTGCATCTCGCGCACCCCAGGCTCGCGCAGCACGTCCTGCCACGTGATCCCGGCGTCCCTTACCATCTTGTTGGCCATGCGCACGGCATTGAGCGCTTCGCCGTCGTTGTCGGAGGTCGTCATTGCCAGCAGCTTGGCGAGCTTGTCCCGGTCCATCAGGCTACGGCCTCAAATCCAGTGTCCACCACGGTGACCGGAGCCGGCCCCGGCTTCGTCGGGATTTTGTCTGCCGGCGTGTAGCGGTAGAGAAGTTCACCCCAGTCGCTGTCGGCGGCGATGTTCCGGAACACGCAGCACCGCGCGCGGCCGGTGAACAGCGTGCCGGCGCCGATGCTGATCCGCCGCTCGATCGTCATGCCATAGTGGTCCTTGAGGTACTTCATCACGGTCGAGGTGCCCTTGCCGTTCTCGTCGAGGTAGGCCTTGAGGTGCTCGTGCAGAATGTAGCAGGTGGCGTTCTCGGTATCCCAGCGGACGGCGACGTTGGTGGTCACCTGGACGTTGCGCATGTCGCTCGGCTGTTTCAGCACCAGCACTGGCGGTGGCTTGCCGGCGCCCATTGGCATCCCGTAAGTCCACAGCGCCTGATCGGAGGCCTGCACCTTGGCGAAGTAGCCGGTCATGATGTCCTCGGTGCTGTCACCAGTGCCGCTGAGGTTCATGGTGTTGCGCTTCTCGCGGTTCTCGCGGAGCACCTCGTAGAGGAACGTCTTGAGCGCCGGCAGATCGATGTCCGTGCCCAGCTGGTTGGCCAGCCGCGCGCCGGTTAGCAGCGTGCCGACCAGCGCGACCCAGAGCCGCTCTTCCTCGGTGACGTTAAGGTCAGCCTCAACCTGCTTGCAGGTGTCGATCGCTTCCTGCTTGATCGCGGCGTGGTTCATGGCCAGCAGCTTCGCGTAGAGCATGCCCATCTGGCCGTAGCTGTACATCAGCTTGTCGATGATCACGTCCGCGTCGGTCTGGCTGATGCGGCCGACCGGGTTCACAGCGCGCTTGACGTTGTACTCCAGCACGCGACTGACGCCGGCGACGTGGCTCCGATCCTTGGACGCGACGAAGTCGATGAACGATATGTTCGCCGCCATCATCATGAGGGTCTGCCACGTGCCGCGATCCTGCATCGACTTGCCGTCGACCATGCGGTCCTTCTCAACGCCGTCCGACGCATTGTAGATGAAGTCGTAGGCGGCACCCTGGGCCTTCGGGTCCTTGATCTCGTCCCAGTAGAGCGGCAGGTTGGCCAGCTCGCCCATCTTGCGCATCACGCCGTTGAACGTCGAGTGCGAGACCGCCTTGCCCTTCTTGCTGTGACCCCACACGCCGACGCCGACTGAATAGGCAGCGCTCTTGCCGACGCCGCTCTCGCCATAGGCGCACAGCGTCACGGAGTTCTTGCCGATCAGCGCGGTGAGGGGCGCGGCGAATGACAGGGCGATGATGGCGTCCAGCTCGGGCCGGCGCTGCTGGGTGATGATCTTGGCCGCGTCGAACCAGTGCTGCAGGTCGCCGGTGGGGTGGAAAATCTGTCGCAGCTTCGGATCGCCGACGCCGCACGGCTGCTCGGTGCCGTCGTCCTTCATCAGCTGGCCGCCGTAGACGAAGCCTCGATAGGCGCCGGCCTCCTTATACCAGCCGAACGGCAGCGACTGCTGCGCCGCCTGCATCTCGTGGAGTTTTGCCAGCCATGACACGATGAAGTGCTCCAAAAACCGCTTGTTGTCAGGGTAGATTTTCACATGTTGCCGCGCGAAAATCTTATCAAGCCCCATGCCCCCCATGTCCTCATGACGGATCGAGGCGTCGTACGGTGGTCGACCTTTGTCGCGGGTCGTTTTGAAGTTGATGCTGTCCGGATCGCTCTGCGCCCACGGGTCCGTGAGCTTGGAGTGGAACAGGCGAAGCATCACCGGAGGCATCGTCTCGCCCCCGATGATAACCTCATTGACTTTACAGATGTAGCCGTCGTCGTCGAGGTCGTAGCCCTCGGGCAGGCACAGCGCCTTCGCCTGGGGCGTCTGGTTGAGCGGCGTCGCCATGTTGAGCGCCGGGCCGTTTACCGCGGCGGTAACAGCCGGCCTCACATTGAGCGGTGACTTGCCTTTTGCGAAGAGCGGGCACGTCGCGCATGCGCTGCTGCCATTGCCTGCAAAGGTTGAACAGCTGGGGTATCCAATGTCGCCATCTGTTCGCTCAGCCACCTTGCGATCGTAGAGCGCCTGTGTAGCCTCCGGGGAATAGCCCGGGTGCGCTTTAGAAACAGCGTGTGCGATCTCATCGCCCTTCTCCATCCAGGTTGTGCCGAGCACGGCAAGGTTCCAGAGCGGCTGGTCATGATCCTTGCCGCCGGTGAGCAGCGCGTCACGATAGAACCCGCACTGCTGGAAGATTGGCTTGGGGTCGACCTTGAACTCTGCTTGCTTGTCGATCCCTGCATCGAGGTCGGGGCCTTCCACCGTCCATGCGGGCTTGACACCTTGGAACGCAGCGGCATTCACGAACAACTCGTGCGCCGGTGCTGCTACCTTGGCTGCAGCGATGGGCGTGGCGAACTCCTTGAGGGACGCCAGCTTGTCCTCGAAGTCGTAGAGCGCCAGTGGGATGTTGAGCAGCGAGACCGGCGAGGGCGGCGTATCTTTATGGTTGAAGGTGCCGGGGACGCGCAGGATGCGTGCCGCATCTGTGGTCAGACCCGCATCGCACTTCACTCCCTCCTTGATCAGCAGCGCCTTGAGGCCGCTGGCGAACGGTGCCCACTCGGAGGGCTTCATCGCCGTCTTGCTGATCCAGTAGACATGGAGCCCGCCGCCGCTCGATACGAGCGCGCTGAACGCCGGCAGCCCGACGCGGGAGCGGAACTGGAAAATGGTCTTGAGGGCTTCCTCAAGCGAGGCATATTTCTTGGGGTTGGTTTCGCCCGGCCGGTTGACGTCGAGGTCGATCCAGATCGCCTTGAGCGAGACCGCGTTCGCAGCCAGCCGGTGAGCATGTGGCTTTGCCGGGTTGCGAGTATTGGGTTTCGTCAGACGCTGCAGCGAGGTGCAGAACCAGACGTCCTTGAACTGCGTGGTGGTGGTCACCCATTTGGCTCGGGTGATGAACTGTTCGACACTGCGGAATGGCCAGCCGCCGCCCTTGTAGAGCTTGGTCGCATCCTTCCTGTCGACGCTGCTGAAATGCAGGTTGACGTAGCCGACGTCCTGAGGGGACGTCGGCCACGGTACGACATGGGCCATGAAGGCCTGTGAGGCATTCCAGTCGGTCATTACGTCACTTCGGCAGGAGAGCGGCCACTCGCGCGTCGAGATCGAGGTCGGCGTCCTCAGCCTGCCCCGTATCGCTCACATCGGGTCCGGGGCTCGCCGCCCCTGCCGTATGGGCCGGGTTCGGCTCGCCGGCGTCGAAGCCAGTGTCGACCGTCCCAGCCGCCGGCGCCGGGGGCTTTACCGCGACGGTAACTTCCCCGCCCAGGTCCCCGAAGCCAGTGTCCACCGTGTTCGCGGCGGCCGCAGCAGCGTCAGCAGCAGCCTTCGCAGCAGCAGCAGCTTCCTTCGCCGCCTTCGCCGCAGCAGCCTTGGCGGCCTTGTCCTTGGCGGCCTGAGCAGCCGCAGCAGCCGCAGCAGCCGCAGCAGCCTGAGCCGCCGCAGCAGCAGCGTTGTCCTCGGCGTTCTCCTGGGGAGCGATCGTCTGGCCGGCCGGACGAACCGGCGCGGTCTCGTTCTCGCCCGTGATCCGGATGGCGGTCTGGTCCTCGCGCAGCGGCAGCACGAGCGGGGCTTCCCGATCGGTCAACGGCTGCAGAGCCCGGAACGTCATCTGCGGGTGCGGCTTCTCGGGGTTGAACCCGATGCGGGTGATGTAGGACGAGTAGTGGAAGCCCTGCGCCGACATGCCCTCACCGAGCAGGGCGAGGTCGTTGAGCGAGGCCGCCGGCACGCGCAGGAACACGGGCTCCATCAGCGGCGCACCGAGCAGAGCCTTCGTCATCGACGGCAGGATCAGCACAGCGAGGCGCTTGTAGTCGGAGCAGTCCCGGGTCTTGCGGCCCTCGGCGTTCAGCTTGAACACGTTCTTCGGGCAGGTGGCGCAGGCGTTGCTCTGGGGCTCCGCGATGTCCGCGTCGGGCGTCACGCCGTTGAGCGCAGCGCAGGTCGGCCGCGTGCCGATCTGACCATCCTGAAACGTCCCCGGGGGATAGAAGCTCTTCGACTTGTAGCCCGGCGAGCGCAGCACGATCACGTCGAGGAACGCCGCCGGCGAGCCGTCATCGGGGCGGACGAACATGTGGGTCTCACCGCGCAAGCGGAGGCTCCACACCTTGCCCTTGTAGCCGACGATGCCGTACGAACTGCCGATGCCATCGGCAAGGCTTTCAGCGTGTGGGTCGAGAGCGGCAGCGAATGCCGCAGCGGGCGCGAGGCCCTTGAACGCGGAGACGTTCATCAAGTCTTGTGACATTGGTAGGTCCTTCGTTGAGGTTGGGGGTCGTTACCGCGACGGTAAATTACTTGCCGGAGGCGCGGCGCACTCCGACGGTCTTGATGGCTGAGAGGTTGACGCCGGGCGGGAGCTTGCCGTGCTCCTGGACATAGTCCTTGACGGCGGTGACGTTCGCTTTGCGATCGAGGAGATCGAAGCTGCCAGTCTCTTTGATGTGCTTCATAAACGCCTCGGGGTCGGCGAGTGAGGCCGTGTATCTCGTCGAAGAGTAACACGTGCCGTGGGCCGTCTTGATGTTGTCAGCGCCGGCTTGTTCCATGAAGTTCTGCATCCAACCGGTTAACATATTCTGTAGCTCCACGAGGGGCTTCATCGCATTCTCGTGAGCGTCGTTGGCCGCCTTGATGGCGTCGCGCACCTTGATATACTGTTCCACCCGCTTGTCCACCGTCGCTGCGGTGCCCGGCGCCGGGGTGTTGCCGGTCGCGTTAGCCAGCGCCACGTTCGCCACTTCGGCGGGGGGCGCTTCAGAAATCATAGTCATTGTGGTCTCCCTGTTTTGTGCCTCTGCCCGGTCGGGCAAGGTCACTGCTTCGCTTCGGTAGCCTCTGCCAGCAGCTGCAGCAGCGTGTCCTGAACTTTCTGTTTCCGCTGCAGCAGCGAGTAGATTTTCTTCTCCACCGGCGTCGACTGCAGGTGCAGCACCTTTTGCTTGTGCTTCTGCCCGACGCGAGTGATGCGGGCGTTCGCCTGCTCGTAAATTTCCAGTGATGTGATCGGGAGGTACCAGATGATGGTATCCGCCGCTGTCAGCGTGAGCCCGTGGGCAACGCACTGCGGGTGCGCCAGCAGCACCTTGTACTTGTCGGTGTTCTGGAAGGCGTTGAAGATGTCGCCGCGCCCGGAGACTTCACCATGCACCACGGCGAACTCTATCTCCGCCTTGGTGAGGACTTCGGCGAGCCCGTCGATGGCGTGGCGATAGGGGACGTAGACAATCACCTTGCGCTCGTTCTCGTTGATCAGGTCGATCAGCATCTGATGCCGTGGCATCGGCTCGTCCACCTTGAACACCGGCACCGCGCCCAGCGGGTTGGCGTAGACCCAGCCGCCTGACACCTGGAGCAGCTTGCCCATCGCGACCGCAGCGTTGACCGCGGTGACGTGCCCGTTGCCGACCTCGGCAGTGAACTCCTTCGCCAGCGTCGTGTAGACCTTCGACTGCATCGAGGTGAGCGGCACGTCGATCGTGCGTGAGATCACCTCGGGCAGCTCCACCACCGCATCCAGATCGAACCGGACGTTCGGCTGCAGCATCGCCATGGCGCGCTCGATGGCCTCGGGCTTCGGCACCCACTTGAACTGGTTGATCTTCGTCATCAGCATTTCCTGCGCCTGCCGGAAATACTTCGGTGAGGTGTTGGGGGTGACCACCTTCGAGATGCCCCACACGTCTGTTGGCTCGTTGGGCATCGGGCGCCCGGTCAAGCCCCACACGATCTTGAAGCGCTGCTGGAACTTGCGCATGTCCTTGGACCGATCGGAGCTATTGCGGTATACCGCGACTTCGTCGAGGCACAGCACGTCGATGTCGGTCCGAGCGAGAAGCTCCGGCATGATGGTGCGGAGCCCGTCGTGGTTGATCACATAGATGTCGGCGTCCGCGGCCAAACGTTCGAGGCGCTGCTTCTTGGTCCCATGCAGCACTTCCACCTTGCGCGTCGGCAGGGTGCGGAACGCCTCGCTCTGCCACACGAACCGCAGCGTCGAGAGGGTCGCGACGACGAGCAGCTTGCCGCAAAAGCCGTTACCGTGAAGGTAATCCCACGCCCAGAGGGTCGCCTTCGTCTTGCCGGTGCCCATCGAGTTGAGGACGTAGCAGCGCGCGGTCGTGGTCATCAGGTCGACGGTGCGGCGCTGCACGGCGAACGGCTTGCCACCGGCCCAGTCGTAGTAGCAGAGCATCGGGTTCGGCACGTGGTAGCCCAGCGAGCGCAGCATGATGGTGTGGCGCAGCTCGTGGTCGATCATCAGGTATGGGCACGGATCGTCTGCCGTGGGTGGGATCGGCACGCCTGACGGGAACAGCGCTTCTGCTCTACCATCGGCCGGCACGATCAGCTTCTGAAATTTGCGGGAGATTTTGACGTTGGTCATGTGTGTTTTCTTCGGCGTGGGTTGTTGGCTTTGTCGAGCCAGTCGTCGCAGCGAGGGCAGGCCTGGAGCAGGCCGCTATCGGTATGGGTATCGTAGGCGCATTCACAGTTGTTGCACCACTCGATTGTCTGGTTGAAGCGCAACGCCATGTGGCGCAGCGCATCCTCTTCGTCGGAGAGCCCGGTCGGCGCCGGGACTGGCGGTGCAACAGATGTCACCTCTTCCACCGCCAGATCGAACGCGTCGGTCAGATCAACCGTCGTTGTCGGGTCAGGACGGGTGCGGGACACGGGTTCTCGCTTGATGCACCTGGAGGGTCGGCAGGTCGGGGGCATCGCACAGGTCGAGTGCGAAGCGCAGGCCCATCGCAGCCACCTGCAGCGCTTCCTTGCGCCCTTCGATGGTGCGAGCGCAGTCGATCTTCACGAGGTCCCAGAGTTCGTCCAGTTCTTCGCGGATCACGCTGTGCCCCTCGTGGGGGCTGTGCATTGGCGCGTGCTTCGACATTGCCTTGCGAAGCTCGGTGCGGAGTTGGTTAAGGCCGTTCTCGATGCGATCAAAAAGCGCATCATCAATTGGCACGTCGGCAGCGGGTCTGTCAGCTTGTCCCATGGTGGTTCTCCGTTTGGGGGTGGTGAAAAGGTTGATGCAATCCGTGTGCCGCGAGCCAAGTGTGATCCATGTGAGACCATCGCCCGCGGCGCCATACGAGGAAGCGGTCCCAATCATGGATTTCCATTGTTACCGCCGCAGTAATTCGTTGATCGTCGCCACGCGCGCCCGGCTCAGGACGTCATTCGGGTGGTTCTCCAGGTGCGCCATGATCCCCGCCAGCTGCCGGGTCATTCTCTTGTGTAGCGACCCATTTGCACACGTGTTGTTCTTGTGGCCCTTGTGCTTCCGCTGCTCGTAGACAGGGATTGACGGTGTCGTTTCGGCCTGATCCTGACGTGCCATATGGTGCGAACTCCAGTGCGAGGATGATCTTCATTGCGATTGCGAGACTATCTTCATCCCACACCACGAGGACGATACCGCCGGCGGCTTCCATTGCTGCCTTGGTACCTTCCTGCATGGCCGTGAGCTTGTTGCCCGGGGCCTTCGTCTCGATGGCCACGAACCTCCCCCTGATGCAGAGCAGATAGTCGAGGGCCGCGCTGCCGTAGCCAGACTGCACCGGCATGAAGCGCCAGCAGTCCTTGCCCATCAGCTTGAGGGCTTTGGTGACCTTGGCTTTGACGCGGCCCTCGGGTGTCATGTCAGAAGCCCCTGATCCAGAGGTCGGCGATCTGCACGCGGCAGTCACCGATCGGGTGGTGTGCAAGCCCTTCTGCCATGACCGGCGTATTGCGGTCGGGGAGCGCAGGTAGCTCCTGCCGGATGGTGCGGCTGTCGCGGACCTGATTGTACTTCCACGGGATCACGAACCCAGCGCTCCGGTAGAGGTGCTCCAAAATGCCGATGTCGAACACGGCACCGTTGGCCCAGACACGCTCCGGTTTCTCCGTCCGGATAAAGTCGGACAGGGCGCGGAGGGTCTCAGCGGTCGAGCAGGTCTTGGCCGGAGCCAGCCAGTGATCTGCCGCTGCTGCGCGCTGCGGGGATGCCCACCACGTCTGGGTGTCCGGGTCGATCCGCCGGCCGCGCATGACCTGATCCATGAAGTTCGGCACGAGCAGCAGTTCGTGTCCGGAGAACGCCAGCGTCGGTGATCGCGGTGTGAACGCGACGACACCGATGGAGAGCACCAGCGCATCGGGGGTGAGCGCCATGGTCTCGATGTCGATCATGACGTCGGTCGGGATGGCGGCTACGGTTTCGGGAGCCATGAAGCAAATTCCTCTTCGAGGTTGAGCGGAGCTGCTGAAGCGACCGGCTCCGGAGCGGTCTTGACTAGCTCGCCGGTGGCCCGGCCTTCGTCGTCCCTGGCAGCCGTGAAGCCGTCCGGCACGGTGAACGTTTGGCGCGGCTCGGTTACCGCGGCGGTAAACTCTTCGCTGAGCCCCTGCCGCTCGGCGATCGCCGCCATCGTCCCGTAGAGGGCGTTGGCCGGGCTCTGCACGAGATGCGGCTCGGGCTTGCGGGAGCGCTTCGGCGCCTTCGCCATCGCGGCCAGCACCTGCGTCACGGCATCTACCGGGTCCTCGCAGGCGCACATGACGTATTTGTGCTCGGTCGAGGGCGTGGCTCGCGCCTGCCAGTAGGTACGCTTGCCGTCCTCGCTCGGCGTCGGTGAGAGCGAGAGATGCGTGATCCCTCGCGTGGCTGCTTCCCGCAGCAGGTCCTCTAGCGCCATGCGCCGAACACTCCCAGCACGGCGAACGCGAAGATGACCAAGAGGATGGTCCCTTCGAGCGCTCGCAGGTTGATCCTGATCTGGAATTTCACGATAGCCCTCCGTTCAAAAGCCGCGCAGAGTGGGACTGACCGATCAAGTCGGGTCCGGTGTAAACCGGCGGCGTCTCATTGCCGCGTCGGGCACGAACCCGCTTCCCCACCTGCTCTACACGGCGTTGCTCCTTCACCTTTTTGAAGGCCTCGTTGCCGCGCCCCTCGGGGGCCTTGTAGGTCGCACTGCGATCCACAATGCAGAAGCCAGCTTCATCGAGCTTGCGAACCAAAAGCGCCACGTCCGTGGTTGGCGGTAGCCAGCCTTTCTCCTTTAGAGTTCGTAACGCTCGGATTGCCGTGGGCCCAGTCTGGTGCCTGTTGCTCGTCCCGGACATTGAATTGTTCCTCCAGTATGTTGCGGGCTCGCTGCCCGTGGGTCTGATACTCGTAGGCGATATCGAAGCCCAGCCGGCTGTCGGCATCCCTGAGCCGCCACGCCTGTCCCAGCAGCCGCCGCCAATGCCACCACGGCGTGCGCTCCCACTTCGGCTTCGACTTCGGTGCCTGTGTTGCCGCGCCCAGTCCCGGGCCCCAGCCCGGCATGGTGTCGTTCTTCTCCACGGGTGATCTCCATCGTGTTTGCGCATCGAGCCTGCGCATGTTGATCTCGTAGTTTGTCAGCGGGCTCCCTTGCCGTGAAACGGGCATGACGTCACGGGGCAGTAGCTGCGGCAGAGGCGCCCGGGCTTGGGCGGATAGTTCTGCTGCTTCGCTGCCTGCTCCATGCCGTTCACCCGGTCGAGCAAGCCGACCCACTGGTCCGCTACTTCCTGCCGGCTCAGCAACTCGGGGGTCTCGCAGTCGTCCTTCAGCCATACGAACGAACTCCGCACGTGAGTGATCTCGGGGAAATGGCTGAACAGGCATTGCGCCATCAGCATCAGCTGCACGCTGTCTTCCAGGATTTTGCCTGTCTTCCAGTCGAGCACGAGCGCCACGGTGTCGTTGATCCGCACCACGTCGCCGATCCCGCGGTACCAGACGTTGGGGGCGAAGTAGGTGGTCGCCTTGAAGTCCCGCGTGATCGCGTACTTCTGTTCGACCAGCAGCTTGCCCGTGCCGCGGCGCACCCGGTCGACCCAATAGGCGTAGGCCTCCATCTCCTTCGGCAGCGGCGTGTTGTTCTTGAGCGCCTTGGCGAGGGCGTCGTGCACCTGATTGCCCCACACCAGCGCCTCGCCGCCGGTGTCAGCGAACGTCTTGGCGATGTCGACCTCGTACATGCGCTTCGGGCACACCTCGAAGTTCTTGAGCTTGGAGTAGCTCCATGACCACTCCTTCTGCGTCGCCTTCCGCGCCGGAGCGCTGTGGGTTTCGAGCTTCATGGCCGTAGCCCCTTTTTGAATTTCTGCTTTACCGTGACGGTAACCGCCGGCTCGGCGTTGTAGAGGTAGTCGCCCAGCGCGAAGTCCGTCCAGACCGGGGCGTCGTAGCCCATCGCCAGAACCTCTGACTTGCCGACGCTGCGGCCACCCCGGTAGACGGACTGGATACCGTAGGCCATCGCATCGTGCAGGTGGTTGGACATCTCGTCGTACGGGTCACCCTTCCGGTTCCTGTCGTCCAGCCCGGCAGCGAGGGCCAGCTGGATGTTCGCCATCAGGATGGTGGTGGGGAATTTCTCGCGGATGTCTGTGAAGTGCTCGGTGTCCACGCGCACGGTGATGTGGGTGGCGCAGTTGTCCTGCACCACGCTGCAGCGCCCCTTTGCCATGAGCGCGCGGATCGTCTGCTCACGGTCGTGGTGCTCCTTCGCGAGCGCCACCTTGACGTCTTTGACCGGGGCGTCGTCGATCATCAGCCGCATCGTCTTCACTTGTCTCTCCAGTGTCCAAGGTGCTTGTCGCGATACTCATTGCGGCGATCCCGCGTCTCCTTGTCAATCGTCTCGGCTCCGGGAATGCCCTCGGTGCCGATCGTGGCTCCGACAACCATCGCGATCGTCGCCATCACGGCCTCCGACGGATAGTCGTCGTCCATGATGTTTTGGTGCGCCAGCATCGGCTGCGTGCCGTCGGCATCGCCATCGTTGAGGTAGAACAAATTCACTCGGCCCCTGTTCTCCCAGAGCGGGTGGCCGGGCATCGCGCACATCACTTTGATCTTCTTGCCCGCCACGTAGCGGTCGAGGTCGCTGTTGCGTTTCGCGCGGCCAGCGATTACGCGGCCGCGCTCCAGTTCCTGACGGGTCTGTTCGGACATTTGCTTAGGCTCTGGCATCCTGGTCCGGGCCCTCGGGCTCGTTACCGTCGCGGTAATTCGCGAACGGGTCTAGAGTTTGGCGCCCCTGGGGAGCGGCAGCGACAAGTCGCGTTCGAGTTCTTCCTGCAGCAGCGCCAGCGCCCGCCATGCGAGGGCCGCCGTGTGGCGGAAGCGGTGTTCAACACCATCGATAATGATGACATCGTAGCCACCGCGCTCGGTGAGGTGCCGTGCGATACAGTCGGCGTGGTCCATTGACTTGCCGCGGGCGTGGTGCATCGGTTCGCCCGGGTTGTGCTTCTGGTTGCCGCCCCACGAGACATGCGACACCGCCGCCAGCGCGTCGGGGAAGTAGTCGATCAGCCCCGACACCATCGGGAAGTTCTTGCGGTGAGCGCTGTCGCCCTCGATCAGACGAGTGCGGGGCGGCGTCGGCGCGGCGGTTGCCGGCGCGGCGGTTTTTAAAGAACGCGCGCGTTGGGCACGGGGGCGGTAGGCTGGGGAAGGTTTACGCGACATCGGGGTTGCCCTCCGGTGCCACACCAGCGAACTCGCGTTCGCAGGCTTTGCAGTCGTCCTCGGTGAGGTAGTGAAGGTCGACACCTTCGCTGTAGAGGGCGGCAGCGGTGCGCTGCTCAGACTGCGATCCGTTGGAGCGCTCCCATCCCGGCAGCATCACGACGAGCGTGGATACTGTACAGATGAAGTGCAGGTCCTCATCCAGCGCTTGCCGGAGAGAGAACTTGTGCTCGGTCTTGGACTGGGCGAGGCTTCCGGTCTCGTTGCCCTTGGAGATGTCCACACCGGCATGACGCTCGATGTCTTTCTCTGCGGGGGAGAATACGATGTGCCCTTGGGCGCGCAAGGCGGCAGACACAGCGTGGAAGCGGGGGAAGTTGAACTCGCGAATGCCCTGCATCGGGCCGGCGAGGTAGATGCGATGTTGGACATCGCTTCGTGGCAGGCTCATTTGGCTTCTCCGTATGAAGCGCCTTGACCCAACTCGGCGTCAATCGGCGCGGTCGGTGCCCATGACGGGACCCGTCGCATCTCCTCTAGGATAATTTTCTTGGCGGCGTCAAGCTCCGATGTCTGCACAATGAACACGAGTTCGTCATGCGCCTGCAGCGTGAAGCGATAGTCGCGCGGGTTCGTCGTGTAGAGCCCTCTGTCTCTGATGCGCAGTGCTGCATTCATCACCACGATACGCGCGAGAGCCTGCACAATGTTCTCCAGGAATTTCGCGCCATAGAGTTTGTGCCAGAATTTACCGTAGCGGTAAACGTATTCGGTGCGGCCTTGATCGTTGGTGCGCGTCCCGGGCTCCGCGTAGCGCAGCGAGAGCCCCGAGGGGAGCAGCACGTTACCGTAGGAGATTTCGCAGGGGCCGAACTTGCAGGTGCTCGATCCAGAGAGCCAGTAGGTGCGGATCATCTGGTCGAGGATTTGCCAGCCGCGCGGGATTTCGTGGTAGCGCCGGCGATAGCTGTCCACGCCACGGTCGCCGATCTCGCGGTTATAGACCTGCGAGATGTCCAGCCCCATGCTGCGGGCCGAGCGCGTGATCATGGTGTCGAAGTTATCCTTGCCGCATCCGTAGCCGAGCCCCAGAATGCCGGTCTTGCCGATGAAGCCCTCGATCTCATAGATGACCTTGCCGTTGGCATCCTTCAGCTTGCGGTTGATCGGCTTGCCGAAGATGTCCGTCGCGAGCAGGCTGTACGGGTCTTGGTTCTGTGCGAACTCATTGACGAGCCGGGTGCAGCCGCAAATCCACGCCACCAGCCGCGCCTCGATCTGCGACAAGTCGCACGTCACCACAGTCTGGTCGGGGCCGACGATGAGGCTCTGGCGTAGCTTGCTTTTACCTTTCGACCCTCGCACGGTCGGCATGTTCTGCATGTTCATGCCCCACTCGCCGCCCAGCCGGTGAGTGTGTGCCGCACCGTAGCGCAGCGGGATCGGCATGTAATGCGCGGAGTTGGGGACCGGGTCAGCGGCGGTCGAGGAATACTGTTTGTGCCATGTCGACCAGTCCTGATTGGCCACGCTTAGGAGCTTCTCCGAGCGTGTCTCTTCCAGCGTCGACTTTAGCCCGATGCGTGCCGCTGCCATAGCTGCCACCACGGGGTCAGCATGATCCTGCAGTAGCTCCATGAACTCGTCGGTCTTGGCGAAGCAGGGGGTCTCCTTGCCAGTCGTAGGAGAGACTTTCATCTCCACCTCTACGCCGCGGTCCTCCAATGCCTTCTTGAACTTGGGGGTGGACATGATGATCTTGGGGTCGACATTGTCGGCGTCCCTGATCAGCTGCTCCTTGGCTGCCCGCACGTCCTCCAGATGCTGCGTGAGCATGGGGACGTTGACCAGGAAGCGGGGTTCGACACAGCAGCGGATGACCATGTCCATCAGCCGGCGCTCGCTCCACGGGAATTGGGGGTATAGCTGCAGGAAGATTTGCTCACACAGGTGATTGTCCTGCAGCGCGTACTGGCAGAACGAGGGCCAGAGCCCTTCCGAGATGATCTGCGCACGCCGCTTGCCCATCATGTTGGCGAGGGCACCGCCCTTCGCACCCAGGTGCAGGAAGTCAGCGACGTTCTTGAGGGAGAAGCTGGTCAGTTCGTGGCCTAGGAGAGCCCGGGCCATCCCCATCGCGTCGAGCATGGTGTGCGGCACCCAGCCGTATTTCCATGCGAGGATGGAGTTGTCGAAGAGAGCGTTGAAGGTGACGGTGGTGGTGGTGCTGGGGTCGATGGTGGCAATGAAGTCTTGGAAGTCTGGGCCATCGACGATGAAGTGTTCGTCCAGCGGGTGTGGGTTGAAGCGCGCGCTCAGCGCTGCAGTGGCCATACCCACTGGGGTCAGGTCCATGATCTTCACGGCGCACATCTGCATCTCGAACCGGGGGTCCAAAATGTAGTTGGGCGTCGGCATCTTCCTCAACGAGTACTCCCTATCGAAATAGGTTTCAAAGTCGAGGAAGAGCAGCTGTTTTGGTTTGGGGGGAGTGAGCGCCATGCAACCTTCTAAAAATTATAGGTCATCACGTCCGTTTCGTAGTATGCGTCGACCGCCAGATGTATCGTCTTCGACGCGAATGTCAACCACATTGTGCCCTTGTCGCGCGGCTTCACGTCATCGGGGAGCATCACAGCCTGCGCCAGTGTCGCTGCCGCATCCTTGATCGGCTGCACCCAGCCGCCGATGTTCGACGGGTTGACGTGGCGGGTCGGGACACCGGACATGTCCCGGAAGGCCGGCGCCTGCGGGCAGAGCTGCAGTGCCTGGGGGAAGTTGTACCTGATGGCCCCTGGGGTGCAGTGCTTGTTGCACCAGCGCAGCACACCCTTCACCTCCTCGAAGCGGTCGTGGACAGCCTTGATCGCGGCGATGTGTTCGTACAGCCCCGCTGCCGTGATCGCGCGATCGTGACGGAGCGCGGTGGCATTGATGGCCGGCAGGCGAGCCTCGTGATAGTTGATGGTCAGCGTCGCACCGTCGCCCATGTCGTAGTTGATGTTGTCGCTGCGGTGATCCACCAGACCACGAACCGCGTGCATCTTTTCGAGGACCCGATCGCTGAACAGCATCGGCAGTGTGGCCTCCCGGGTCTGCTGCCAGTGCGTCATCACCGTCACTGTCTTCTGACAGGTGGTGTTGAGTGCCTTGACTGCCTCGGCAACGTAGCTGTCGCCGATCGAAGCACGCTCGCCCGGGTTGGAGGACACGTGCCGTGTATTGCGTCTACCCATTTTTGATCTCCTCTGCTGTGGTGGGGGGATTACCGTCACGGTAAGCGTCGATCAGCGCCTTCTGCGCCGAACTATAGTAGCGCAGCCGAAACCGCGGGCGCTGGTCGAAAAGCCACTGCTTGCCGATGATGTTGTCGGCGGCGTTGATGGCGGCGAGGTATTCGCGCTCCAGGTAGTCCATCCGCATCAGGAACCAGATGCGCAGCGGCGCCTGGACCCGCGAAATCTGGTGCTCCCGCGCCACGTGCCGCTTCATGCACCACAGGATGCGCTCGTCAGTGGTCATCGTTTCCATCGGCCGCCTTCCGATACTCGTCCTGCAGATAATCCATGCGCGCCTCGAACCACTCTCGCAGCTGGGGTCGCACGGTCTCGATCATGTCGAGGTGCGTTCGCTGATACCGCTTGCCCAGCCGCTTCATGCACTCATGGATCGCGCGCTTCTCGGCGCTCTCTTCCCTATGTTCCATCGGAAGAGCACCAACTGCCCGTGCGCTTTTGATATTCGCTAGTGTGTGATCTGATGGCGGCTTCGCCCACCTCGATCCACGCCTTGTGCCATTGCATACGGCGCATCGCCGCGGTGTGCTCCGCTTGCGTCAGGGGCTCGCGACCTGTCAGCTTGCCCTCGTTGTGATGGTAGGCGGGCTTGAACACTCGCGCTGCTGCGTCGTAGCGTGACCGCGCCCTGTTGAGGGCTGCGAGCGCGCAGCTGTACGGTCCGGGGCGGCCGGGGCTGCTGCCGATCATTCCCACCCCCGCCATAGCTTGTTGATCTCGTCCTTGCGCAGGCCGAACCACGTGCGCAGCTGCTGCCTCACAAAGGGGCGCGGCAGGGGCGTCCAATTACCTTGATGGATCACGGCAGCGGCGATGGCCGCCTTCTCGCGCCGTTCTAGGCGTTCGAGGGCGGCCAACAGCTGCACCTTGGTTGGTCGTGGCTCCATCACTTCGGGTTGATCCGCACGTTCTCACCGAACGGTGCGTCCTTGTCCGTCGTCATGGCCCAGATGATCACCGGGATCGGCGGTGCCTGCGGCGGGAAGTCCACATAGCCGTCGGTGAACCCGATGAACACCTCGGGTGTCTCCGTGCTCTGGGCGATCCAGTCGAACACGGGGTGGACACTCGTGCCACCACCGCCCTTGACACCGGCGTGCTTGATGGTTTCGAGGTCGATGGCTTCCTCGATCTCGTCGATGGTCGGGCTGCCGTCATCCCGCACACCGATCTCGTCGTCGCACCACACCATGGTGATGCGCTGCGGCTTGCACTCGTCCAGGATGGAGGACAGTTCGGCGAGGTAGCGGCACATCTCATCCTCGCCGATGGAGCCTGAGGTGTCGCCCCAGCACACCACCCAGCCGGCGCCGTTGCCGGAGCGGGAGGGCATGTAGAGGTCCCGCACGATGAAGCGACGGTCAGGCTTGCGCCAGTTGTAACTGCCGCTGCCGACCTTGCGGTTGAAGATACCGCGGATGTGCTCGGTCCACGGCACCACGGGGTTCAGGAGCTGGTTGAAGAAGCGATCCAGTGCCCCTGCCCCCTTGCCCTGGTTCTTCATGCTCTCCAGCACCTGCGCTGCCGCGATCTCGACTGCCCACTGCTGCGGGTTGCGAGGCTGCTGCTGGGTGTTGTTGGACTTGCCCGGCTTGAGCACGACGTCGAAGGGGTTGTGCGGGCCTGTCTTCTGCCCGCCGTTCTCTTCGTCCTCATAGACCTTCTTGTAGACATCGCAGATGCCTTCGTTGGCCGTTGCGATGGTCTTGTCGAGGCAGGCATCCTTCGGCACGCTGCCGATGCGGCTCTCTTCGAGCAGCGCATTGATGCGGTAGTCCATCGCCTTCTGCATGGTCTGCTCGCGGAAGGGGATGCCGGGCTGGCCGTTGTCCTGCGGCACGTTGCCGGAGCGGGCGCAGGCATTCAGGAACTCGACGTCGCCATAGACGTTGTGCACCACCTCGTGCCCCATGATGAACACGCGCTCCTTCAGCGAGTAGCGGAAGAACGTGTCGGGGTTGATCAGGATGTTGCGGGCGTCGGTCGCAGCGACCGGGACACCCTTGGTGGGCACCGCTCCGTAGCTGCCGGAGTTGTTGGCCAGCAGCTTGTAGAACAGGTGGCGGAAGCCGGGACAGGTCCACGCCATGAGCGACATGGTGTCCTGCCACTGGCTAGTCTGGGCTGGCGTCAGCCCGATCGGCGTCAAGTCGAGTTCTTCTTCCTCGACTGGCGGCGATGGATTTGCGTTTGCGCTCACTGCGTTGCTCCTTTGCTCGTTGTTCAGCTTGTTCGATCAGTCGATCACGGTTGGAAAGCAATGCTGCCTCCCAATCGCGTACCCAGTGCACCCACGCGTCCCAGTCCGCGCTGCAGGCGCCGATCGGGTGCCGCTGCCGGTCAACCAGCTCGCGGCAGCGTTGCCGATACTCGATCAGGCGGCGATTGTAGCATTGCCTGATCCGCAGTCCACCCTGTGTTGCGTATGGCCGGGTGCTCATGCTGCGCTCTTGCCCCATCGGGCACGGACCTTGCGAAGGTAGTAGAGGCGCTTGTCATGCCACGCCGTGAACCTTCGCAGGTCCCTGTTCGACATCCTAGGGGAGAGATTGTGCAGCCGCAACCGATACTGCTCACGGCAGCGATCGACACACTCATCGATGCGTTTCCTCCAGTATCGTTTGCCCGTGCACTCCGTCATCAGAACACACCGTCCTCGGGCTGGATGTTCTGTCCGGCCCGCTCGATCATGGCATAGAAGCGCTTGGCGTCCATCACCATCAGCCACTGCTCCTCGGGGAGCTTCGCCGGGTCGTTGGTGAGCAGGTGCGCCCTGGCCACTGCATACCGCTCGCAGAACGAACGGAAGCGCTGGTCAGAGGGCTTGCGCACATTGGCGTGCGTAGGGCCCCCTTGCGTCGCCGGCGGCGCGATTGGGGACACGCTGGCTGGCAGGGAGCCGAGCGCTGGTGCAGCCCCCTGCAGCGTCATCCGCGCCAGACGATTGCGCTTGGCAATGCCGCCGGCCTGTTTCGGGCTCAGCGGCATCAGACTGCTCCCGCCAGCTCGCTGGAGATGCCCTCGCTGCCGCTGGTCTCGCCGATCTCATCCAGGCCGTTCTGAATGGTGTCGTCGAGCAGCTTGATCTCCTCGTGCCCAGAGAAGAAGTCGTCGCTGAAGATCGCGATCTGGGTCGACTTGGGATTGTCGCTGATCAGCTGTGCCGTGGCGAACGCATGACGCGCAGCCTGCTGCAGCACCTTCTTGAGTTCGGGCAGCTTCTCCGGATCGGCGAAGTCAACCCGCAACTCGATCGTGAACTGTCTTTGCATGTGTGCTCCTCTCGTTATGGTGTCTAGCTTGTAATGCTTCAGCACCGAGATGCTGCCTGCCTTCCACTCGATCAATCGATCACAGTGGTCATCGGGGCCGGTGAATGCCTCTAGATCGCGATATGACATACCTTGTAAGATTTCACGAGTGCGGGGCATTCATTGGCACCTTGTTACCGTGGCGGTAAGCGCTCTCTCGCGCCCCGTGTCCGCTTGCCATGTGTCCGGGACCTGCCCGGCTGGGTGTCGGCTTACGGGGGGCGAGAGACGCGTACGGGCTTACTGGGTTGCGAGAGACGAGATGATGCTCACCAGAGCCGCGTTCTTGTTGATCCAGGCCTGCATCGCCGGCTGGCCGATGATGCCCTTGTAGTCCCTGCGAAGCAGCGAACTGATGTAGGTGACACCCATGTCCTTCGGCAGGCGTTGGATGTACTGGATGCACGGACCGAGATCAGCCTGCTGCGTGTAGCCCGCAAGCTGGTAGGCCATCAGCATCTGCAGATCGGCCCTGTTAGGCACCGGGCAGTTCGCTGGGTCCGAGACGACATCGTTGTAGCTCGGCAGCTCCAGCAAGAACTGGAGATGCGAGAGCAGCGACTGGGTGGCAGGCATGCCGATCGTCCCAGCGATGGTGGAAGCAGCGACAGCCTCGATGTCCTGATTGCCCTGCATCTGCCACTTGGTCTGCAGGTAGCGGTCGACGGCGCAGAGCTGGCGTGGGTTGCACCACGGTCCCTGCTCCTTCGGCTCCTGCTCGAACACGATCTGCGGGTTCGCCGCTGCCCACGCCTTGATGACCGGCGTGGTCTGCCACTGCTTGCCCTGATGGTAGTAGGGCTTGTCCATGTAGCGCAGCGTGATGTCGATGTCGCCTTCGATGTCGATCTGCGAACGACGTGCGATGCAGAAGTCGAAGTCTTTCGACACACCGTAGCGGGCGCCCTGATTGGTGCAGGCCAGACGCACAGAGCCGTGCGGCAGGTACCACGGGCTGGTGCCACCGTTGAGGAACACCTCGGCGATGACACGCTTGGTGTCGGCTTCACCCTGGCCGTACTCGTCGATCAGCAGGAAGAACTTGTCGAACATGAAGGCCGGCATCATCGGGCCGCCCTTGCCGTCGCTCATCATCATCCACAGCGGCACGCTGGGCTCGGTCACCGTGATCGTGTGATCCACGGGCTGGCCGGTGACCGGGTTGGTGATCTGGTAGGTGCGCTCACCCTTGAACTGGTAGCCGATGATGTCGGCCGGGTTCTGGGTGGCCGCGAAGATTTGGCCAAAGCCCCAGCGGATCGGCCGGGGGAGCGCAGCATCGCGGTCCCTGATCTCCTCGAACATGGAGAACGCCACGCTGCTCTTGCCGAGGCCGGAGCCGCTGGACCAGAGCGCGGCATTGCCGGCTTCGATCAGCGCCATGGTCTCGCGTCGTGCTTCGATAATGTTCATTCAATTCTCCTCAGTTGGTTGCGTTGTGAAGCTCGTGGTGCTTCGTGCTGCCCCCCGCAGGGGGCAGTGTCGAAGGATCAGAGGCCCAGCGCAGCGTTGAGTTCTTCGACCCGGACCGCCGGCACCTGATTGCGGAACGGGAAGTCGACCGGGAGATGCTTGTAGAAGCGCTCGCCACCCGGCCATGTCTTCTGCAGCGAGTTGAACGTGGTCACGCTGTTGAGCACGGCGTTGACCTTAGTCTGCATGGTGCGCTTCTCAGCTACCCATTCGGTGCAGTCCTGCTGCCACTGCTGGATAGCGTCGGCCAGCGTGCCCGGCTTCACCACGAAGTACTTGGCCGAGGCACGACCATGCACGCTCGGCAGCGGGTCCTTCACATGCAGGACGATCGAGTAGCCGCTGGCGCCGACACGCCACGTGACCTTGGTGCCGCGCCAGTTGTCCAGCTCCTCGCCGGTGAGCGGCTCACCGTAGCCGTCCACAGCCGTGAGGGCATAGGGCAGCCCGATCTCGGCCAGCATGTCGAGCTTGCGCTGCCCGAACGCCTGCACCATCGCACGGTGCGACAGCTGCAGCTCCTTCGCATCGAGCTTGTCGCCGGCCTTCTTGAATTTGAAGTCGTACACCTTGTTGAGGATGCTCTCCTTCATGATGGTGGTCAGGCGCATGCCGCCCTTGCGCTCGATCTTCTCCTGATCGGCCAGCGCTGCGGTGGCGTTGTTGGCCATCACGAACACCTGTGGTGCACGTTCGAGGATGTGCTCCTGTTCGATGAAGTGGACACTACGGTCAAGCATTCGGTTTCTCCTTCAGTTGCTGAAGCGATGGTGCTTCGCTCTCTGCCGCCTTGCGGGGGCAGAGGCCGAAACATCAGCGCTTCTTGGGGGCCTTGGCGCGCTTGGTATAGGGCAGCACGTTCGGCATCGTCACGCTGTCGAACCGGCTCTCCGGCCACGGCTTCTTGCCATCCAGGTAGCGCTGGATGGCGGTGGCGGCGACGTTGGGCTCATCGAAGTTCTCGACTGCACCGTATTCATAGAACAGGTTGTACAGGTACTTGCCGCCGAGATCGTCGTCGGTGAGCTTGGCGAACAGCTCATTGACAGTGTTGCGCTCAACCTCGGTATGGCCCTCGAAGCCGAGCAGAAACAGGCTGGCCCAGCCCCCGATGCAGGCCGCCGTGCCGCACTTGTTATTGCTCTCGTCGGCCAGCTGGCAGACGGTGTTCATCGACAGCTGGCGCGGCCCGCCGTTGATATCGTGACTGAGCAGCTGGTCACGCACATCTTCCAGTGTTGCCCGCAGCAGCGCTTTGTCGATCACTATCGACGCTGGGCGGGTGTACTCAAATACAATCGCTTTAGCCATTCCAAACTCCTTCAGTTGGTTGTTGCCGTGTTGGCACCCGAAAGGCCCGGACTTCCTGATACCAGATCAGGGAAGCCGGGCCGATCAGTTTGGGACGCATCCGGTGTTGCCATGCCTAACCACAGCACCCACCGGAAGTTCGCGCCACCCCTTGCTGCATGCGTTCCCTAGGGCTCGGGAGCAGGCGTCTAGCAGCTTCGCCTCTCTTTGGAAGGGAGCGACACATCGCCCGTTCGCCGATCGTGCAGGCTTACCGCTGCTATCGTACTGCGCCGACTGCGGCCTCTCGACCGGGTCCATCCAACTCGTTACCGTCGCGGTAACCGCGGCTCCTCACAGTGAAGAAGTTGGTGCCAAGGCGCTGAGGAGCAACCACCTTGGCACCATCGCGGAGTTAGCATTCCCACCGGTAAGACCGATGACTAGCGGTTCTCCGCGAAACTCTAGGGGCTTGCAGTCGCTGCGCTCGGCCCCTTCGCCTTGCCACGAGCGGTTGCGATAGCGCTGAGCCGCTTGCGCAGATCGTTGCGAGCGCTGCGCACCTCGGCGCTGTTGTCCTGCGCCGTGCCCTGGGCCGCGCTGCCGTCGATGACCTTGTCGAGCTGCTTCACCATGCCCTCGATGATGTCCTCCGCGGTCGGGAGGTTCTTGCCGGGCTTATAGCAGAACTCCTTCAGCTCCGCCTCGTCGATCAGCGTATCACGCTTCAATTGTGCGCGAGCATACTTGAGCAGCGTGTTGGCGGCATCGTCGAGCTTCTTCGCTTCGGCAGGGATGCGCCTGAGGTTCTGCCTGATCGTCATCAGGTTGTTGACGGTGGCCATGGGCTCGCCGTTGCCACCCTTGGGCCACGAGCCGAGCTTGATGGTGGTGCGCACAGTGCTCACGAGCTTGCGCTGGTTCGGCGCCTTCGCATCGAACACCACGGCACCCTGCTGCGCCTTGACGTAGGCTTCGCTGAGCTTGGTGGCATCGTCGACGTCGGTGCCGTGCTTGTTCGCCGACAGGTCGAGCACGTTGTGGTAGCCACCCTCGACACCCTTGAGCAAGAACTTGATCTGGGTATCCTTGCCCTTGCCGGCTTCGCTGCCGAGCTGGGCTGCAGTGTCCATCAGGTCCTGAAACGTGATGGTGTTTGGTTGTGCAGTCATCGTGAACTCCTCAGTTCATTCGCCCCAGAGCGTGGGGCTCGCGCTTTCGCCGCGTCGGGCAAAAATTCTTTTTTGGCCATCATGTGGACAGCCTTGCGGGCAACGTCGTATTTGGACGTGCCCGAGATAGAGAAGCCGTGGCCGGGCACCGCAGCGATCCAGTGATACATCCACGTCTTACCCTGCAGCGCTGATCGCGTCTGCTTCATCCGCACACCACCAGCGAGCGCCATGAACACCACGCGCTTCCACTCAGGATCGTGCCGGCTAATCGCCACTGCTCACCTCGAACGGTATGTTGACGCCCTTCACAGCGATCCTGCTCAGCTCCACCATCAGGATGATGGTCTCGCCATCCTTGCGTGGCCCATGATCGTGGGCCATCTTCTTCGTGATCACGTAGGCCACCCGCTTCTCATCATGCGGGTCCCGAGTTACCCGACCCATGCCCACCTGCAGCAGCACGCCGCTGCGCTGGCAGACCTCGTGGTTGGGGCCACGCGGCGCATCGAAGTCTCCCCAGTCGACGCGGATCATGCGCCGCTCACTGGCACGAGCATGCCGTGCTGCTTCGCATACTCCAGCGCAGCCTCTTCGGCAGCACACTGGATCAGCTCCTCGATCTTGCGGCCGGTGTCGCTGCTGATGCGGCGATACCTTGCCAGCGTGACCGGGTCCAGGTGCACCAGCACCATCTCGCCGTGCGGGTTCTCGCTCATGCCCGCACCACCGTGCCACCTTGCCAGAGGTAGGCTTCGACCAGCGCGAGCCCGTTGTGGAACTCGTCGTCGCCGATCTCGCCGTTCTCCTCAGCCTCGCGCAGCATCGACAGCAGCATCGCTGCCGTGTCCTGGTTCTGGTTCACTGCAAACGCATTCTGCGCTGTCTGCAGCTTCGCTCGATCAACCGACATGATTGTACTCCTCCATTTGTGCCAGCACGCGCAGCTCGATCTGCTGGTAGTCAGCTGCGATGGTCTTGCCCAGCTTCCTGCTCCAGAGCGTGGCATTGAAG